CGGGACATGTCCACTTCCTCGGGCGTCCAGAACACGGAGACGTGATTTTTGTATTTATGGTACAACTTCGGTTTCATGATGGGGAAAAGGGTAAACCGAGTCGGGTTTTCTTGAAGAATGGGTTCGATAAAGTCGTCCTGGACCGTCTTGTTCTCCTCGCTGCCCTCCAAGGGTGGCGGCGTTTGTCCCTTAAAAATGGGTGAATTAAACGGGAATCGCGGAGCGGCAGTAGGATTGGTATCGACTTCCATTTTCCAACACAGTATTAAAACCGGAGAAATAAGTTGCGTCCGTTTTACATCACAATGTTATACAAATGTATCGCACGATTGTGTCGTAATTGTAATATAAAACAAACGCACGACGAAATCGGACCAGAAATCAATCCCGCCTCGTAGTAGAGATGGCTGTGTTCAACGACCCACCCCCAGGAAAGCACCCACGAATCAAGTTACAATATGGCACGGCGAACAAAGCCCGAGCATCCATTCGGCGTCTGAAGAAGCAGCCCCTCCCGTACCAGACCCAAGCCGCCCATACATTGTATTACCGTGCGAAGTATCACAAACACCAGACGGAGGGCATGAAGGAGGCCGCCCGAATCTATGGACGGTTTCTGAAGACGCTGAAGAGGAAATCTAAAGCAAAAACACATCGTTCTTCCTAAGATGATTGTACCAGGAGTTCAACTCCACAAACTGTATTCCCTGAATGTCACGAAGGACATCCGTATTCTGTTCGAAAACCTCCACACCGTCGACATGCAAGCCCTACGCGCCGCCCTCCAGCAACCGAATTGCAAGCACCTTCCTCTGGTCAAAGACGGATTGTATGTGAATATGGTGGACAAGATGATTAGTCTTGTGGGCTATCAACTCAGTGATACCCTCTATGTGGTGACCAAGGGGCTGCGAGGGAGCACGATTCACCTCCCGTACGAATGTGATAACCAGCAGATAAGGGACGCGGTAGGATACTTGAGTCATATGTATGAGAATATTGTGGATTATTGAGAAGTAATTATGAGAACAAACAACGAATCCGAAGCAGTGAGAATGATTCGAATGGGTTGAGAAGGGAGAAGAGTAGGTGTGTTTATACTTGCGTCCAGTTGGAGTAGAGCGACAGGTACTGAATGGACGGGGAAGGGCCGCTAATGAATAACTTAAGCACAACAGGTGTCTTAAAAATCCATGAGGTGAAGTAGTTGTTGGTGGTGGTACCATAGACATACTGGTCGCCTGTCGGCTTGTCTGGACGAAGAGAAAAGGTTGTCGTCGCACCCGCAAAGTTATTGACTGGAATAGCAAAAGGAGGAGTAGGAGTAGGAGTATTGAAATCTAGAGTAAGCTGAGCCTTGGTGACGACACCGCCTGATTGAACCTCTACACGTCCCAGAGACGACCCACCTGGAAATACCGCAGGGTTAGAAGCCACATTCTCCAACCATGTTCGCAGATTCGGTCCAATCGAAAAGACGGTACCCGTACCACCCATTTCCTTTGCCTTGTATTCATTGCTGGCAATTTGTTCTGGTAAGATACCAGTGGTAATTAAATCGCCAAGAACACCATCCTGAATGTTAATATCGAGAACACCATTCTTGTACGAGAAAGGAATGGGGACCACCGTTCCACCACCACCACCGCCATTTATCGTAGTATCTAAATAAGACGGCGTCGACAGCGACTCCAGCTTGGTCAGCGGCTTAATCTGATTGTAGTACCGTAGGGTAGACGACATTTTCTATATTCTATCCACAGAAAAAATAATGATAATTCGATAATCGTATGACCGTACGAATCCATTTACGAAAGCTGCCAATCCACAGGCGTCTTCCCCAGTTCGACCAGCCACTGATTGACGGTGGAGAAGGGACGCTTGCCGAAGAACCCTTTGTGGGCCGAGAGAGGCGAGGGATGTGCGGACTCGAAGATGCGATGTTTGTTTTTGCCCACAAAGAGATTTAACAGACTCTTCTTGGCCTGTGCCGATTTTCCCCAGAGCACGAAGATGACTCCTTCCGTTTGCGCCGCGACACTGCGAAGAATCTGGTCGGTCACTTCCTCCCAGCCAATCTTCGCATGCGACTGGGGCGCACCTGCTTCCACCGTCAGCACGGTATTCAATAACAACACACCACGTTTGGCCCATTCTTCCAAATAGCCATGCGTAGGTGCCGTAAAGCCAGTCACGTCGGCCACCAGTTCTTTGTAGATATTTTTCAAGGAAGCGGGCACAGGTCGGACATCGGGCAAGACGGAGAACGCCAGTCCATGGGCATTTCCAGGCGTCGGATAGGGGTCCTGACCGAGAATGACGACTTTCACATCCTTCATAGCCGTTAGCGCAAGTGCCGTCCAAACATGATCTTTGCGTGGGAGGAACTCCTTGTGGCGGAGGAAGGAAGAGAGTTCCAGGAGTTTGGCTTCACATGGCTGTAGGCAATTCTTCCAATCAGCAGGAACGGAATCATACAACCAATTGTCCATGGGCTCAACGGGAGCAGCGGTATCCAGCCCCTCGGCATCCGCAGCCCCTGGTTCTTCCACGGAGTCCTCCACCGATTCAATTTTGTGAACAGTAATCGCACGTACCTCTTTGGAGGGAGAGGATAGCACCGCACGCACCCCCTCTTCCTTGGCCTCTTCCTCCCGTTCTCCCACGAGCCGAGCCAACCAGCCCTCTTCCACGTCGGCCATCGGTGCTACCGCGAGTTCCTTGTAAAACGCCAGCACCTTGGGATGAACACGGAAGGCCGCAGGGTCGAAATCGTGGACGTACAGAGCATCGATGGATTTAACGCGGGACAGGGCGACGTAGGCCTGGCCATATTCAAAGACGCCAGGACCAATGTCGATGAGCGCCGAATCCAGCGTCGCACCCTGTGCTTTGTGAATCGTAATACTGTATCCCAGCCGCAACGGTACTTGCGTCCGTGATACAAACTCGTAATCCTCAATGGGCCACGCATGTTGCCCCACGGGTCGCCGCACACCGTTGACGAACTCGACAATGGGCAAATCGGTCTGGGAGCAGAAGTCCACCACCACGCCCCGTGACCCGTTCACCAGCCCCTGTTCAGGAAAGGCATTGGCGATGAGCATGACCTGTGCGTTCCGTGCCAGCTCCAACTCCACCGCATACGCGGCATTCGCATCGCAGTGTTTCAGGGCCTGCAAGAACCCCTCGTCCTTCTCGGTGAATCCCTCGGGCATCTTGCCGTCGTAGGCCAGCCTGGCTTTGTAGGTATAACGCCGCCCCTTCAGTGCTCGTAGATTCGTATCGTTAATCAGGTCGACTTCGGCACGACGGGGAAAGATGAGCGTGGGACGAATCTTATGGCTTTTCCACTCCAGACCCTGTCTCTCCCGCAACACGTTACAACTCTCCCAACTCAGGGCGCCCATGCGCGCTTCTTTGAGAATGGTTTGGAACGCAGGGTCTTTCTGACGTTGAATGTCGGTGAGTTCCACCACAACTCCGTGCCCACTACCTACTGCTTCCTTCCAGGCGTCGGCTTCAAAGGCGAACATCGTGGCCTCTTCGCCCTTGTTCACGGGTGGCAGTTGATAGAAGTCACCCACCAGCACCACTTGAATGCCGCCGAAGGGCCTCTTGTTCCCGCGTGTCTTTTTTCCCAGTTCGTTGAGTTTGTCCAGGAGTTCGGCGGTCATCATGGAGACCTCGTCAATGACCAACACGTCGGTACAGAGCCAGTGGCGCATGGATTTGGTATTGCGTCGAATCTTGGTATACAGTTCGCCCACCGTCCCCTTTCCCAACCCGATGCCCGCCCAGCTGTGGAGGGTTTTGGCTTTATGACCGAGAAGCAGCGCGGCGCAGCCCGTCATGGCGCAGATTTGAATGCGCGGTAGTTTACCCCCCATCACCTTCTTTTTGAGTCCAGGGAACTCGGTATAGAGCACGGAGAGCAAGTAACTCTTGCCGCAACCGGCCGCCCCCAATAGGGCCACGTTTTTGCCCATCAACAAATGGTAGAGAACCGCTTGTTGTTGAGTCGTAAGAGTGGTCAGTAAGGAAGAAGTCGTAGAGGGTTCCGAGGAGGCGTCTTGATGCTTGGCAAGATAGGCCTCGGCTTCGTCGCGGGTGCGAAAGCGCTGGAAAACGGCCCCAGGATACCCCGTGACCTGTTCGCTGGCGGCTGGCCAGTCTTCGTAGATGCCAGGTGTCTGGCCAACGGCCACGGCGTAATAGGTGGTGCTCATACGATGCGTGTAGAATGCGTACCATCCAATAACATGAATCCTATTCTTCAATTTTTCAAATTAGGTAGAGGCAGGAAGGAGTGTGCCTAGCCATTCAAAAAATACCTATAAATACATAATACACATGATGTGTAGATGGGTTATGAATTATAGCCGCGAATGTGTATGACGGGTCGCTCGCGAATACAGGTATTGTAGCACGGACGGCGAGGATCGCCCATTGGCCAGTAAACGCCACTGGGATTCTCACTGCTACGGTAGGCACGATGATAATCGGTATTGGCATTGGATACGCAGCCACTATCTTCGTCACACCAACCACAGAAGATGGCGCTGTGGGGAAGGCGCTCGGTGTCCTCGGCATCGTAGTCTTCGGAATGGGTATCGTACTCTCCGTCACATAGCGTATAATCGTAGTAGCAACGTTTTCCACAGTATTGACCAGTGTAACCGAAGAAGCACACATTGCGCTTTTTACCGCAACCGTGGCAGTGCGTGACACGAAGTAGGTCTTCTAGGACGGTGTGGAAGATGTCATGGTAGGTTGTATCGTATTCCTCTTGTTCTTGCTCTTGCTCCTGCTCTTGGTCTTCCTCGACCATCTCCACCGTTACGTCCAGAACAGGTGCGACATCCTCGAGAGCGACCACGCAACCCGTGTCGGTCACGGTCAGAGAAGAGTAAGGGGCGGAAAGGGGAGTCATTGGGGCAATCACCGCCTCTCGCTCTGCCTCGCCACCGAATTCAATTTTTTTTAGTCAGCTGTTCAATGGGTATGGTCCACCACGCTGGAATAGGAAAGCGCCTCTACTACTACGTCACCGAACCGAGGAGGACGACCCGCACGAATGTTCTCGAGTGCCCCCGCATGAAGCCCTTCTAATATCTCACCGAAGTCACGGTCCTCGCATTGATAATGAACGGTGATTCCCTCCTCACGGTCCAATAGCTGCCGAATCCGCTCTAATGTCTCCAAGGCCGTGTGGTGGTGAAGGTGCAGCGCTTCACAATGTGCCACGAGATGTTGGAGTTCGTCGCAGAGGGACGATTCACTGTTTGCGCTGCTACTGGTACTACTGATACTACAGGTACTAGAGGAATCAAAATCTACGTCCATTTAAAAAATAGTGTCGTGTTTGCTAGAGTAATAACGACTCGGTAGTTTAGGTTGTCTCTGTTAAGAGGGTCCAGTATAGTTCGGCGGGAAGTAGCCATCATTGTATCCATGAATACACATCTTTGGTTTTGTTCGAACGATTTCGTTGTAGCAGGGGAGGGTGTAATTCAGCATGGGCCAACACACACCTAAGGGATTGCGTTGTAGGTGCGTGGATTGGTGATAAAGGGTGTTGGCCCTGGAAAGGGGATAGCAGCCGCAGCACCATCCACAGGTGTCAGGGTCATGACCAATGCTGTCATCATCCTGAGCGTCATAGACCTCATCGTAGCAGCAACTTCGTTTGTAGCAGTACTTGCTACAGTACTGGCCTACGTAGCCGAAGAAGCAGACGTTCTTTCTGCAACCGCATCCATGGCAGTGGGTGACGCGGACAAGGTCCCAAAGGACGTCCTGGAAGATGGAATGGTAGTCAATTTCTTCCTCATCGTATGGTTCCTCGTAATCGGAGGAAGGAACGTCGTCTGAATAGACGGTAGTTTCGCTGGGAGACATCTTGTGGGCAGGCGCACCGAATGCTACTCGAACCCCCGCCTTCAATTTTTTTATGCCCCGCCGCCGCGGCGCTGGGAGGCATGGAAGGCCAGGAGGCTAATGGGGGTATGGTAGGAAATCGTACAAGCCATGGGGACTTTCGAACCCGAATCTTCTTTTGACACCCAGGACACGAACCAGTGCGCGGGCAGGAACAGGCAGCTGCCAGGCCGAAGAATGACGTCAATGAACTTGAGGTCGCCCACGAACGGTGTGTCCTTTGCGGTGAGTTGACCAGGGAAGCAACCCGCCCATGCGCTCGGCAGGGATGCTTCCACGTTTTCGGGCATAATGGTCACGACGAGTGCCCCGTCGACAGGAAACAAGCAGGTCCACGTAGCAAACGTCTTACGCAGTCCCACGTTGCCCGCCCAACAGTGATAACGGGGCGTCAGCCACCAGGTCATAAAGGGCGAGACCACCACGGGGTTCATCCATTTCTGTGCCCAGATGGGGACGCCTGCGGCCTGTGCGATAGTTTCCGCCTGAGGATACTTCCAAGGGCATACGGACTGCGCATTCGCCGTGGAAATCCAATCCGTCAGCGTGGTTTCCTGGAAGATCGGAATCTGCTGGAAGCAGGGGCGAACGAGGGCATCCTCATGCGTCCAGAAGGTGGCGGGGGGAAGGGAGCGAACCACCAGGGGCACCTTTTCGGACAGAAGCGTCCCTAACTCCTCTTTTTGCGTCCATTCGATTTGGTTGATGCGAAATTCGCAGATGGCCTGTTTGTAAAAGAAGGTCAGAATTAAAAATAATAAGAGCGCAATTAGAATAATTTCCAACATGTGGTGGAAGCCTAATCTACTTCCGTAACAAAAACACATGGTTCACACGCACTACGGCGGCCCACTCCAAAATATCGCGTATAGTTAGAGAAGATGGCAACTACACGAAAACAAGAAATCAATGCGCTATATGCTGCCACAAATAATCTGTACAATAGAAATAAGGAATTATTTGATATTATAGAAAGGTGCTACAGCTTGGTTGTAACTGTGAAAGAGGAGTTAAACGAAGCGGAGGAGGAGTTAGCTGACCCCTCAACAACACCTCGTAATAGGGTTGAGATAGAAAAAATGATACCAGAATTAAAAGAAGAATTAAAAATAAAAGAAAAAAAAGCAAGGCGTATAGTCATGGCAGAGATGGGTAAATCAGTGAACGAACTATGTCTACAATTAGAACCTTATGCGAAGACACTATCAGATAAAGCCTATGAATTACATCGTATAGCTTATGGCGGAGAAGAAATTGTGAATGGAAAAATAAAGAAATACGTATCATTATATCCTAAAATAGTACATTTGTTGGAATGGGGAATTAATAGCCCTAAGCCTATAATAAAAGCCAATCCCAATGTTCAACCAGTAAACATAGCTCCCATTATCCAACCAGTGAATACTAACAAACCCAAATCATGGTTCAATCGTGCGAGAAATAGCGTAAAGGGTGTATTTTCAAGAAAGACTACAAAGCCTATCGCCCCCACAGGTGGCAATCGTGCGAGAAAATCGTTGTCCAGAAAAACCAAGAAAAATAACAACAAACGACGAAAGTAAACCAACCTATCGAAAGAACAAGCCAGGTAGAAAGACCTCGTATTGCTTCGGCAAATGAACATCCTTCACCGCAATAATATCGCCCTCTTTCGTGGAGGACGGTAGATAAATGATACATGACCCGTGTTGCTGAGATACAGTATAGGGGACAATATCATACGTTTGACGTTTTGGAAAACCGAACGTAGGATACATGTAATAGATTCGCCGCTGTTCTAACATAGTAAGTGGCGAAAGGGTATGTAATAGATTCTTATCCTGTGCTGTAATTTGATACAGGTACAGCCCCATCACATAGCCAGGATACCGACGTGCCACACATTTGACGAGTTGGACCTCGCTCCAGTGGAGGTGAATATTGGAGAAGATACGCATGAACCATCGGCGACAACCTACTCATTTGGACACGCACTTCCTTCAATTTTTCGTATCGCCGTTGTGTCGTTGCTTTCGTGTTTTGGCCAAACGTGTCTTGCGCGTTACGGATGGTACATCTTGTACGGCATTACCCTCGTGACGCTCCTTGTTGCGACGGGTGGTACCGAGACGGCGATTCGATGGTATTGCCGCAGGCTTTCCATGTGCCACAGGCTTTTCAATCTGCGCATGCGCCAAGGGACGGTCTTCTACTGCGTCTGCTGACTCCACTGTCTCCACCGTGTCAGCAATCGTACCCCCGCGTAATAATCCAAGTACGACGCCCACCCATTCCTTGCTAAGGGCGCCGTGTTCCACCGCGTTCATAAAGAAGCCATGGGAAGCGGGGACGGTGCGTTGAATGGCCTCGGTAACAGTATCCTCAATAGCATCCGAGACGGACACGTCATGCGTCTTGCCCATTTCTTCAAAGCATCTCATCCATGCGGCCTTGTACTCGGGCAAATAGGTGTTCAACTCCAACTTGGTGTCCATCAAAAACCCATAGCGCAGACCAATGTCTCCAAAGCCCTTGTCGAAGTCAAAGGAATAGGGTCCTTGGCCTTGTGTCGGTCTTTGCCCTTGTCCCTTCGTATGAACGGCTGTGCCTGTTAGCTCGACATGGGCAAGAGCAATGTCTTCCATGAGAATGTAACAACCGTAGATGTGATTCTGTATGGTCAGGGAACATAAACCTTGCGCACCATGTAATTGAGTAAGGACTGCTGATTCTAGTTGCTTGACGAGGTCTACTGTCATTATTCCTAGTAGAATCCCGTGTTGTAATACCCGCCATTTTGACGCAATGACCGATTATGTATTAGAGTTCTCCAAGGGGTCCGTGAAACTCAATGAAGAACAGTACAAGGTGGTGATGAGTCCGCCATCCGAAAACCAACGTATCCTGGCCTCGGCGGGGTCAGGAAAGACAACGACCATTACCGCTCGTATTGCGAATCTGATTGAGGCCTGTGGAATCGACCCCAGTCGGATTCTTCTTGTGACCTTCAGTCGAGCCGCTGCCCGAGAAATGATTCATCGCGTCCAACGGCTTATTGGCCCTGTACCAATGTATGCGGGTACCTTTCACGGCCTCTCGGCCCAAATCTTACGAGACATGGCGCCGAATATGCTCACGGACCAGCCGTTCATTGACGAACTCCCCTACCGCCTGGTAAAGTGGCTGGAAACGGAAAAGGCAAAGAAGTGGACGAAGCGATTTCGCACCATTATTGTGGACGAGTTCCAAGACATCAATGACGTTCAGTGGCAACTCCTACAAGGCTTCTATCATGACAGGGCAACCATGACGATTGTGGGCGACGATGCCCAAAACATTTATACGTGGCGCGGGTCGTCCGTCGATTACATTTTGAATTTTGACAAATACATTCCGCGTGTCAAGGATTATCAGCTCTGTATGAATTATCGCTCCACGGAATCCATTGTGACCGCAGCGAACTCCACCATGCGTTTCATTCCCACGCTGCCCTTCAAGGAAAAGATGATTGCGTATGCGCGTGGTGGTCGCAAGCCCGAGGTCCATTTCTTTTTTCGGTCCTCAGACGAATGCGATTGGATTGTCAATTCCCTGGAGAAACTACAAAAACAGTTCACGGGTCCAGGTACCCCGAATTTCAACTTTGCGGTCCTGTCGCGATACAATTCGGACTTGTTCCGCATCGAGGAGCGACTTCACCTGAAAGGTATTCCCTATCACCTCTGTACGACGTATAATCCAGATAGCGACAGCGCCCATCAGAAACCCGAGAAGCGTATCACGCTCGCGACGATTCATGCGAGCAAGGGTCTGGAGTGGGACATTGTTTTCTTTATGAATCTCCACGACGATGTCTTTCCGTCGCGCAAGGGGGACGAGGAGATTGTCTGCGAGCGTCGTCTCTTCTACGTGGCAATTACCAGGGCGAAAAAAGGCCTCTATATGACGTATTCGCGTCAAGAACGGTCCCTCTGTCGCTTTGTCCGAGAGATTCCTCGTCCCTTCCTGCGGTTCCACAATGTTGCCTCCTTCAAACTGAGTACAAACGAGGCCGCCGCGTCCATGTTGAGCATCGAGGACATGTTGCGAGGATTCGATGGCGCGGACTGGAACGAGTTGCGGGACAAGGGGTACGTCCCCGCGATTCAGAAAAGCAAGACGGAGTCGATTTACCAATTCGGCCAGATGTTTGTCATGCCCGAGTGGGTGAAACAGTTCGATGTCCGAGAAACGTGGCTCGAGATGATGCGATGGGTGGCCCTGCGGGAGTGCGCGATTCATCAGAACAAGCTCGAGGAACTGATGACACCCGAGGTAAGCGAATCCCTCCTAACCCTCCGTATTTACAAGGAGAACATTGAGTTCTGGGAGGAATACGAGGCGGAAATGGAGCAACTCGTTCACAAGTTCCTGACACATACGCCAACCATGCCCGCGGTGGAGTTCCATGAACTGGAGGAGTATGTGCGAACCAAGTTGCGACATCTGACGTGGACGACCCTGGACATCTCTCAGGCATCCGTTATCATTAGTAAAATCCGTGGGCAACTTCGCCCTCTGAGGCATGGTGGATTCGATTTGAACGAGTTCAGTTTCGGCCTGGTACGAAATTCGGTCCCCACGGAGCTGCGTCCTGAAGTCTTGGCGAGTTGGCATCGTGTGTTGGACCCGAAGTTGCCAACGCACGGCATCTTGGGCGACCTCTGGCGAATTGCGGCGATTCGGTCGGTCGTGGAGGGCAGGAATATTCCTTTGTACCAGCATGCCAAGGTCCATCCGTATTTGAATCGAGAAGAACAGCAGACCCTTGTCCAGGCAATGGAGAAGGCCATTCCGTTGTGGATTGTTTCGGAGGAGGCCCCCACCTTGAATGTGATGTTTGAGGCGGAGGGAATTCGGCCGATTCATTTCGACATTTTGACGGAGAAGTGCGCCTATTACTTGTTCTTTGACCCCGCGCATGTACCGACGAATGAGGATAAGATACTGTTGTTACTGAAACAGTATGCCTATGAGGAAATGTATGACCGGTCCCTAGAATCGGTTGGATTCGTGAACACGGCGACGGGTATGATTATGGTATATGAGGTGACGGCTACCATACGGGAGCAGCTGAGCCAGATGTGGTTACACCTACAAACGAAGTATAACCTGTATTCGGATCAGTAGCGGCCGTTCCGAGGGGGCGCTGGAGCGGGTCGCCCATTTGGTGCTTGGGGAGGGCACCGCCAGGTTGTTCGATGGGCCAGGCACCGACGCGGGCTTGGTAGGTGGGTGGAACCTGATTGACGCCGCCGTGGGGCATGGGGTCGCCGCGTCCCGAACCGCCAGGGAGGGCGTAGAACTTCGCCGCGCCATAGCGATCTTGCTTGGTGGGATTGTTGAAGAGACGCGCGGAGCGGTCAAAATACTTCGTGTCGTTCTCGGATCGACAGGTGTATACGTCGGTACGAAGGAGGGCCTTGGGCATGGCAAGTTCGGACACGAAGGCATCGGACACGGGTTTGCGGTCAGGGACGGTGGAGCCTGCGACGAACAGGTTGCTGGTTTCCTTGGGGATGTATTTGGTGGTAGGGCACCACTTGTCCAGTGGGTAATTCAGTGTACGCAGGACAGATTCCTTGTCAATATTGGCGGCATAACGACCGGGCGGATAAAACTCTCCACCTGTGGGGAAGACCATGTCCTTGGGTGGCATGGGAGCGGGAATGGTAGGACCCGAGGTGACGTACTGTTTACAGACCTTGACCCAGGGGCGGAAATCCTCAGGAAGGCCCACCTTTTGCTGCGGAAGGATATGGTTCAGCATTTGGGTGGGGTCCCAGTGCGTCCGAAGACACACGGGTGTAAAGAGATTGCCCTCCACGGTTTCAAATGGGTAATGGCCGACGTAGGGTGAGGGTGTTTCTAATTGACTCATTACGATAGTCTACCTATTCAATGTAGAATATTTTAGGCTACCAACTGCGTCTCAACTATGTTGCTGAGTTGTTAACCTTTGTTGTTCGGATCATTCGGATCCGCAAGGCCAAGATACAGCATATCACGCGGATCGGACGGAATCGGAAGAGTGGGCTCAGGACCGAAGCCCTTGTTGCGGTCGGCCAAAGCAAGCACTTCTTCGACTTGGAAGGTGGCCTCCCATTCGTTGAAGGAGAGATCCTTGAAGGGCGCGAGTAGCCAGGCAGGCGAAATGGGTCCATCGTTGTAATAAATCTTAAAGGTCAATTTATCCAGTTTGCCGAGATAATTCTCGAACAGGGTCGGATTCTGAATGACGGAGTTGGACGTTTCACCCGAACCCAGACCACCCGTGAGAATCTTACAGGACATGAGTTTGATTTGACCCGTCGTTTCGTTACTAACATTATAATTCTCATCCATGGCAACGTCCATGTTATTGAATCCCTGTTCTTCGTTGATTTGGAGGAAGTAATCAAAATTGGTGGACAGGGCACCGAGCAAGGAACTACCGAATTGTTGATTGGTGAGATTGAATTGATTCAGACCAAGACGATAACTTAGTGAGGTAACCGTGGTATTGACGGGAAGACAGCTGTACCAGCCGTTCACCAACTTTTTAATGGCCGCGCCGCAGCTGGTCGAGCAAGTCGATGCGCCACAGGGAACAGAATCAGGAGGTGGCGGATCCGCGCCAAAGCGTTCCGTATCCAAATTCACGATTTGAGGAAGAGGCTCTACCGCGGGTTCAGGATCCCCCAGAACGTTGGCTTGCTGAACGACGATGTTGCTCACGGCAGACTGTCCAGGAACGTAATAGGGCAAACTCTCGCTGAATGCGATGGGGACCGCGTGTCCGTTGTGATAGGTTCGATGCTGAAGCATATGGTCAGGAAGAATGCCCCTGTATTTCTTGGCGACGTATTGGTGATGGCGTTCGTAGGCGGCATGATGAACGCCACAAATCGTGCTATCCATACAATGAACCTTCTCATAGTAACCAAAGAGGGTACTGTGGTAATCCGCGAAGCTCGTAAACGTAATGCGCACGCCAGGAAGGTTGCCATATTGATTTCCAAACACATTCGAGTACTGGAACATGGCGTTAAAGGTGCTATCGGCGACCAAATCCTCGACCTGGAACGTGGATTCGAGGGTGCTATGGAAGACACCGCCCTGGTAGCGGTATCCAGACACAAAATGGTAATTCGCGAGCACGCTGCTCAGATTCGACTCCAGATGTTTGTAAATCGCGTTGATGCTGGGAAACTCCGCCTTCATGGTTTGATAGGAGAAGGCATGAAGTTCATTACAAGTGAGTTCCTGTTGAATGTAGTGTTGTAGCTGGTTGCGGATATCGTTTTGAATGGATTGATGGAGACGGTCATGAATACAGGAAAACCGCTTGTTATCTTCGTTCCATTTCCAGTGGTATTGATTGATGTTTTTGTAGCGGAAGGTCTTATATCGACGGAAATTGTCTAAGACATCTCGATGCGCGCTACATAGGTCGTAATACACGTTGCTATCCAGGCCGAGGAACTGATTCATGACCAAATCCACAATGGTTTCATAGTCAAATCGAGACCCTCGCAGGAAGGGTTTGCCTCGCTCGGTCGCAAGAAGTTCCTTGAGAACGGGGTAGTAATACGCGTTGAACGCAATGCGGTCCGTAATGGCCACGAAGGAGTCCAGATGTGCCTGCGTATAGTAACAATTCATAATAGTCTCTTTGGTAAAATAACCATGTTTCATCTTGGTAATTTTGGAATAAAAGTACTCACCAGGTTCGTTGAACAGGACCATGACGTCGCGCGTGGTCTGGAAGATTTCTTTAAATTCCTCGTAGGTGATGATGTTGAAGGGGGGAGTGTTATTCGCCTGTAGGGTCAGTTCGTTCGCTAGCGCATCATTGGAATAATTCCCATCGGGAACGGAGAGGGTGACGAGCATGGGGTCATTCGCGTCGTTGTAACGCCCCTGTTCATTAATGGCGAGGGAGTTTGACCCCGCTTCGGCTTCCGTGTTTTCGACACAGGTGGAAATACAGCAGGGATTCACGCCGAGATCAAGCAGGGCCGTGATAATGGAGCAGATAAAGGTACTAGGGGAGCCGACGGCGGTATTGTTATTGGGAAAGGAGATTTGGACAAGCTGGAACTTGGTGACGTTTTTATAGATGCGCGGGGTTTTGATGGAAAAGTAGTAGGGGCTGGGATACACACGCCTGTCGCGATTCGAGGACTTGATACTGAGGAGGCTGGTGACCGTTGTTTTGGGAGGGTTCAAGTAGCGCATACCTTCGAGACTAGTGATATTCGTACCAGTGTCGTATTCACTGCCACCAGTGTGTTCCATGTATTTCATTTGGGCATCGTAGGTATCAAAGTTAGGTCCTGCCGTGCGAACAATGGCGTACCGAGGGTCTTGTTCGCGCCGAATGCGGGCGTCTTCAAACTCGGAGGTGGAGCTTGCGTCGTCTTCGCGCTCGCCGTCACTCCCTGAATAAAATTCGTCTCCTGATTCGTCGGACGAGTCATACGGCATATAATAGCCTGGTGTATCCAATTTCTTCTGACTCATTCTAATAGACGACAAAGTAAAATTTCTTTATATTATGAAAAATAATATAAAGAAATGGAATATACAAAACCTAGTTAGATGAGGCGGCTCTTAGACAAAGATGAAGAGTTAAAGGCGGCATCGCAAGGAAAACAAGTACAAAAGGCACAGGACGCAGCCACCTTTGAGCGGCGAAATGACATTTATACGCAAAATGCGAACATGTTCATTTCCAATAATGCGAACCCCTTCTTGATTTCGCCTTATGGTCCGCCCGCGAACTTGATCAGCAAACAGTTACTTGCGCAGCTATCGTCGATTGTGTCCACGCTGGCGTACAGTTTGTCGACCATTATTGATATTAATACCTTTACACTTCGTATCTCGACCATTAGACCCGTTGCGGGTCAAAGCACCATAACACTTAATACCAATACACTAAACATTAATGCAGCGCCAACCTTTGGTCCTCCGCCTGTACCGTCTATGAATGTGTCGATTAGCTCTTTTTTTAGTACCATTAATACCAATTATCTGACAGTAAACTCCACTCTGACGGTATCAACCATTACAGGATCTGCGAATTTCACTACGCTACGAGGCACTACTCTTGTAACAAGTACAATTGACGTAAGCACGATAAGAGCAAGTACAATTGTTACTAGTTCATTGTTTACGAGTTCACTTAATACGAGTAGTATCGTAACGAGTACTCTATTTGCGGCGAATGCAGTGACCACCGATATTACAGTGGTGAGTACGTTGTTCGCGGCAACGTCCATTAGTACGAATGATACCGTGGTGAGTACAGTAGGTTTCCAGGGCAATTACACGTTATTAGGGACGTTAGGTGGCGCAGGAGGTGCCTGGGCGGCCGTTCAGCAAAGTATTGATATTGATATAGGTGGTACTACATACCGCATACCCTGTTACAATTGAATATTTATTACGAGATACGCATCTCTTATCATTCTGTATCGAATTATGGTTCAGCAATCCGATACACTTGATGTCATCGGTTTCTCCATGGTCAGTACTCCCAGTTTATCCTCGAGATCCTTGAGTCGTGCCTCTTGCCGCGTCTCCAAGTCCAGAATGCGAAGTGCCTGGCGCTGGATGGTGCGATCCATTTCCTGGAGAGCACCGATGCTGACGCTGTAAATGGCATGTTTGTCGAGCACATGGAAATCATCGACACGTGTGCCATAGACAAACACCGTGTTCTTCTGGATGCCGTTCTTCACGTCCTCCTCGGTCAGCGTATATTCGGACACAATGGTGCTCAGATTCACATCAATCGTAAAATAGTTGTAATTGACATCGGTTACGCTGTACATCAACGGTTTCTCCTTGAGATCCAGAATCTTCACGACGTCGTTGACCTGGATGTGTTCCACCGTGCGATGGCGCAGGGTCACCATGGTCGCATCGCTGCCGAGCGCACTGAAATCGGCCAAATCGTAAATATTGGGGACGAACTCGGTTTCCGTTCGAACCGCGTGGGGCAACAACGATTTCACCTGTTGGGCAATGAATCCGTATTCGAGTTGATTATGGTGTCGAATGGGGTCAATGTAATTGTAGCAGACGGGCTGTAGTCCACGAACGACTTGAAGGGCCTGGTCGTCGTTGATGTCCTTGATATTGGTCTTGATGCGCTGGTCTGAACTCGCGTAGAAGTTGGCGGCCCAGATGCCTGATACGGTTCTCATATTAATTGTTCCCGTTGTGATAGATGATTGAATACCAGATGAGTTGTATAAATAACCCGCAGTAAATGTGCTTACTGAACCTGTTTGGTTGATTTCAAGGGGGAACGCAACAGGAGAACCCGTTATGCCAATTTGGACACTGGAGGTATATACGTTTCGTGTAACAATGTCACCGTTGGTTCGCAGGGAGATACCGTCGCCGCATCCTGTATTAAATGTAATGGAAACGTACCCGCTATTACCAGGTCGCCCAAATGTACCAGATAGCACTCCAGCTGGGACAGAATTACCTGCGTACGATGTCGATACATATGTATAAGTAGGATGAACATATGAACTTCCGCCGCCGCCACCACAGCCACTGCCGCCACCTGTGTAGCCACTACCTCCAGGATTTGTAATGACAGCTGTTCCACCAAGAGCCTCTGTAAATGTTTCAGGTGAAGGTCGACCAGCTCCCGCAGCGCCAGGGTCGCCTGAACATCCAATTCCAGCAGTTCCACCAACGGCAGTTCCACCACCGCCACCCTGTGTACCTATGTTACCACCTGAACCATTGCCACCATTTGCAATGCCTGAGCCACCTGGTACATATCCGCCTCCTCCCTCACCGCCTGATATGACCGTGAATCCACTCTCTCCAGAGCCACCAGCACCTGCCATAACAAAGAGAGGGCCACTATTGCCTGTTGTTTTAATATAACTTGCGCCTGATGGTGTAGATGACCCATCGCCTACTGTTCCAACAATAATATCAACTGATGTAACGCCTACAGGTACAGTAAAGTATCCAGAGATATATCCACCTGGACGGCCACCATATAATGCGGGATTAATTGCGACTCCTGCTCCACCAGCGCCAATCATCTCAAAACTGATACTAGTTGTACCGCACGGCACCGATACATTATAACTTCCTGGAGAATTGTACACGATTGGTGTTGGTGTTATTGATGGTAATGTTGTAGATACAGTTACGCATTCTTTAATGGTCCCAACACCCAAACTAGACACGCACAATGTATTAAACGTCGAAATCGTCGCACCTCCACCGCCAGATGGAGCCGCCCCATACAGCACTTCCTTGGTAGTAGAATTATAATACAACACCGTCGATGTACTCGCCAAACGAATCGGCGCAATATAACACGCATTCTGCGTCGCCGAATTGAGGGCCGAACCCGTCGCATTCAAAATAAGAGTACTCGGATGCTGATTGGTCAGACCCGCACGATAGCCAATCGCAATGGAATTGTTCCCCTGGCTACTTTGTCCCGCCTGGTTACCGACGGCCACCGAGAAGTTCCCCTGGGATGTGGAACCCGCATTGCTACCGAGATGGACCTGATTCGTGCCAACCTGCCATGAGTTCGGTGTTACCGTGGTATCCCAGTACAAGTAATCGGACCAATTGGTGGCAGCCGGTCCAGTGAGATTGGTCACGCTGAGGGTGGAGACATAGCCTACATTCGACGAAATTAGATTGGAGGATACTGTTGAAAACGAGGCATTATTCGTCACCAGTGTCGAGAAATATCCTATATTCGACGAAATTAGATTGGAGGATACTGTCGAAAAAGAGGCATTACCTGTCACCAGTGTCGAAAAATATCCCACATTGGAGGATAATAACAATGATGAAACAGTGCTCACGGTCACTGTCGAAAACGAGGCATTACCTGTCACCAGTGTCGAGAAATAACCCGCACTGGTCGAAATGGTACTAACAGTAATGGTGGAAAACCCAGTAATACTGGATGCGTTCAAAGTACAAATCGACGCCGTATTCGCAGTAAACGAACTCGTTGCCAAGGTCAAAAACGTCGAAAGCGTGGACACGGTCACAGTACTCATGGACGAAATCGTCAGCGTAGACAGCGCATTGGTCCAGTAGCCCTTACCTTTGGGTCCAATCGCCAAAATGTACCCAGTAGAAACGTACGACCCATTGGTATTGTACGCCTGTAGATTTCGGAGGGTCAAATAATCAAAGTCCCTCGATGTCATTCTCTCTATTCGGCCTCGTTCTTTTTCTCCGCAAGTAACCGCTGTACCATACCCTCGAGTTCCTGGATTTTCTTGTCCTGCTCTACGACTCTGCGGTCCATCTCCTGAAGTGCGCCGACGCTGACGTTATAAATGGCCTCTTTGTCAAGCACGTGGAAGTCGTCGACGCGTGTGCCATAGACGAAGACCGTGTTCTTCTGGATGCCGTTCGCCATCTGCGCCTCGGTTAACTCGTCCTCGATGACGATGAAAGAAAGATCCACATCTACTACAATGTAATTGTAATTAACATCAATAATCCGACGTATACGTGGAATCTCATTAAAATTTAGAAACTTGACCAAGTCACCAACCTGAATGTGTTCGACGGTGCGATCGCGGAGGGTAATCATCGTCGCGCCCGATTCCACGGCAACGCAATCACCATACCCAAAGATGTTGGGGATAAAATCCGATTCCGTTCGAACCGCGTAGGGAAGCAATGGTTTTACCTCCTGGGCAAGGAAGCCGTATTCCCGCTGGTCATGTTTTTTCATCGAATCAATGTAACGATAGGTGACGGGGCGCAGACGGCGAACGAGCTGAAGGGCCGAGCCATCCTGAAGGGGTTGAACATCGGTCTTAATGCGGGAATCGGAACTGGCATAGAAGTTGGGCGCCCAGATGCCACCCGCGGACTTCAGACTAATCATGCCATAGGTGGTGGGACCCATGCTAAATGAGTTTAAAAGAGTGGAATTGAACAGGTATCCACTTGTAAAAAGGGTACTAACGCCTGTCTGCGTGATTTCAAGGGGATAGGTGCCGCTACCGCCCGCGCCGACCACAAGGGTGGAGGTCTGAAGGACGGAGGAGACGTAGAGACTCGATGTGATAGTGGACTGTGCGTATAGATTGCGGCAGTTAATATCGCCATTGGCGTTGATGGACGTGGAATTACTCACCAACGTAATAGTAACATATCCGCCCTGCCCGCTTCGTCCATAACCAGGCAGTTCGGTGGTAACGGCAGAACCGTTGAAGGAGGAGAAGTTTACGAGTCGGTTAATATGAGTAGTATCAATGTAGGAACTGCCGCCGCCTGCTGCTCCAAATTGGGAACCGAGTGAGTACTGACGAGCCCCTCCTCCCGCATAGCCACTACCTCCTGGAATAATAGCATTAAGAGCACCACCAAAACCAGAACCGCCCAGAGACTGTTCATAATTACCTGCGTAGCTTTGTCCATTACCGACGGATCCTGTACATATACCTGACGAGAAATCGCTAGCAGAGCCACCATTTATTGGACCAGATTGGGAACCACCTTGACCAGGACAAACACCACTTCCAGAACCACCCTGTTCATACCCCGCAGCAAATGCTCCACCACCACCATAACCACCCACAAAACCCGCACCAATCGCACCGCCGCCTGCGCCCGCAATAGCAAAGAGAGGCCCTGTGCCAGGAACAGTGATATAAGAAGCAAATCCAGGACCGCCATTTGGGCCACCACCAGGGCTTCCCACGAACACCTTAATGGCACTGATACCATATGGGACGTTAATAACACCTTTGATGTATCCACCCGTTCCACCAGTTGCTGTATTGATTCCAGCACCGCCACCTCCAATCATTTCAAACTGAATATATCGAATTAATGGTGGTATCGAGACAATATTGGCCGTGCCAGGTGTAGTGAATACGGAGGTAGTGTTAAAAATGAACGATGAAATATTGACATTACCTAGAACATCAATCGATTCTTGAGGAGTGGAGGTTCCAACCCCCAGCAAATTCGTCACCAACGTAGAAAAGGTCGAAATAAACGTAGGAGGACCATAGACCAACTCCTTGGTAGTCGAGTCATAAAACAGGGGCGTATTCGTCGTCGACGGGCCGCGAACAGGGTCAACATGGAATCGGCTCGGACCCGTGGTCAGAAGCGGGGCGCCAGAGGCGTTTAGCACGATGGTATTGGCACCTTGACCAACCTGGCCCGCCTGATAGCCAACAGCAATGGAATAATCTCCCTGTCCCACCTGTCCTGCTTGATTGCCAAGTGCCACTGCGGACACACCCTGTGTATCCTGACCTGCTTGGCTACCCACTGCGACAGAGAACACCCCTTGGGATGTCGACCCCGCGTTACTACCGAGATGGACCTGGCTCGTGCCAACCGACCACCGATTGGGCGTCACACTGGTGTCCCAGTACAGATAGTCGGACCAATTCGTGGCTGGAGGTCCCGTGAGCGTGGAGACAAATAGCGTGGATACCGAGCCATCGCCTGCTACGAAGCTGCTGGTCACGAGACTACTGGTCACGACACTGCTGGTCACGAGACTACTGGTCGTAATATTTGAACCAGTAATAGTAGAGACGTCGAGTGTGGAAATCGAGGCAGTACTCACCGTCAGATAGTCCACGTTGAGTGCCGAAAAAAAGGACGACACGTAAATCATCGTACTGACGTTAAAGGAAGAGACGGTAATAGTCGAAAGGGCATTGGTCCAGTAACCGTGACCCTTGTCATCGGTAGCGAGGATATAGCCCGTGGAAACCACCGAACCATCAGGATTGTAGGGTTGTAGATTTCGGAGGGTTAAATAGTCAAAATCCCGTGACGTCATTCTATCTAGTATCCTTCTTCTTTTTTGATGAATCTGTACCCACCCTTATCATACCATACAAGGTACGTTATGATAACGATAGAATAAATTACCCGCGATGATGGCGTTTACAGTGCCTGTAAGTCCTTCGCCGTGATGGTTGCGGAAAAGTTCGTGTATCCATTGTTGTAGTAGGCATCACTGACCACATCCAAACGATTGCTCTGGTTGATGCTGTTTTGGTCGAATACGACTTGGCTGTCCACGACGACCGCGCCAACACGTGGATTGCCCGCGACGCCATACCCAGTGGTAAAGATGTTGGTGCTTGTGGGCGTGGTATCATCGTACCAGGTGACACCGTCTGTGGAATAGAGAATGGGGGAAAGACCATCGCCGACTGCCACCCAACGCTTGCTGTTCCAAGCAACACCTCGATAAACAGGCATCACGCCAACCCAATTTTCTCCATTACTATCGGAATAGGCAATGGTATAAGGTCCAGACCCTGTTGCGACGAAACGCGTACCTGTCCAGACCACCTTCATCGTTGATGTAAAGATGGAGTTTGTATTTGGAATTCCAGTCCACGTGATACCATCAGTGGAACGAGCAATGGATGACGTACCTGAGGGTAATATAGGAGATCCTCCCGCAATCCATACACTGCCATTGTTTGTAACACTAAATCCAGTATTAAATGGTGGAGAAACCACATTCGTCCAAGAACCACTCAAAGCGGTTGATGAATATGCTATGATACCAGTACCACTTGTGCCAATCGCAACCCAACGATTTTGCGTCGAATTCCATGAAATGCCTCTAGCTCCAAAACTAGCGAATACTGTTGTGCCAAGCCCTGTCCATGTTGAGCCATTATCATTGGAATAGGCAACAGTATTGGTTCCGTTGCCAACTACAACCCATCGATTTAGAGACGGGCTATAGGCGACGCCATGTCCAGTACCGCTGGCGCCAAATATAGTAGGGGCTATACCTGTCCAAGCTGCTGTACCAATTGCGGAATAGGCAATTTGACTAAGCCCTGAACCAACCGCAACAAAACGGGTACCATTCCAGGCGATAGCAGTTGCGAAATTTGTTAGGGGCGGAGAAACAATGCCTGTCCAACTAAGACCATTCGATGAATAAGCGATGGTATTGGTTCCAGCGCCAACTGCGACCCAGACAGAATTACCGAATGCCGCGTCATAACCAATGGTTGTGAATGGCGACAATGTAGAAGGAAGGGCTTTCCAACTCATACCGTCATCGCTAGAATATCCAATAATATTAGGCATATTATCAAACGCAAGTAATCGCGTGGCTGCTGGCGCTGCAACATCATATGCGATGCCGAAACTGCCTATCGTAAACGTATTGATATTATTAATATTATTCCATGTGATACCATCACTAGAATATAGAATACCACGTCCTTCACCCACGGCCACGAACTGATTCCCATTCCAGGCGACACCGTAACCAGATATACTAAATGTAACATTTAATGTAGCGGCAGTCCATGTGATTCCGTTGGTGGAATACAAAATGGTATTTCCTCCCTTGCCGACCGCCACCCATATTTTGGCGCTAGCCGAACCCCTACCCACAGTGACACCACGGCCTTCGATTGTAAATATCTGTTGCGTACCAGGAGGTGAAGGAAGAATAACAGGCGTCCATGTAAACCCATCATACGAGTAAGCGATACTACTACCTGTGGGAGTACCCTGACCAACTGCGACCCACATCGTACCGTCCCATGCTACGCCATAGCCAACAGTAAATGGCGTGGAGAGAACACCCGTCCAATTGATGCCATCATAGGAATACGCAATCGAATTCGTTCCTGTACCGACCGCCACGAAGACGGTGCCATTCCAGGCCACGCCATAGCCGGCTTGGGCGAAGGGTGAGGGTGGAGAAGACACGCTATTGAGCCCCTTCCAGGACACACCGTCGTAGGAATAGGCGAGCGTACTGGTTCCCTGTCCCACGGCAACCCAAATGTTTCCATTCCACGCGGTGCCATATGCTTTGCCTGTCACGAAGGGGGGAATATCACCAAAGATGGTCTTCCCCAGGCCCGTCCACTTGATGCCATCAGGAGAGTAGGCGAGGGTGTGATTGGTTCCCTCGCCGCAGGCAATCATGGGGTGCTGGATGTCAACGTTGGGGAGGGTCGCGTTCCAGGCGACGCCATATCCTTGAGTGGTAAATCTGCTCGCGCCTAATGTGAGACCTGACCAAGTTATTCCATTGGAGGAATAAGCGATACAGTTGGTTCCATTACCGACAGCCACCCATCGTGAGCCAGCCCATGATATACCATATGCGTTGGTCGAGAATGGGGCAGGGAAAATACCAGTCCAATTTATTCCATCATAGGAATACGCAATATAATACAAATCTCCAACGGCCACCCACATCGACCCATTCCAGGCAACGCCATTGCCAATTTCAAATGGCTTTGTAGGGATGGGGGAGGAAAGACTGCCAACACCAAGTCCAATCCAATTGATTCCATCATAGGAATACGCAATCGCATTGGAACCATCGCCCACAGCCACCCACATCGTTCCATTCCACGCTACGCCTTTGCCTTCATTTGTAAAAATGCCCACCCCTAGACCAGTCCAATTAATTCCATCATAGGAATAGGCAATAGTGTTCGTCCCAGAGCCAACAGCCACCCACATGGACCCATTCCATGCCACTGCTGTTCCCCTCGTAGAGAAGAGAGTTGTACTGTTCGGCGCGCCCGTCCAAAATAGGCCATCATACGAATAAGCGATGCTAGTACCGCCTTCACCGACGGCAACCCACATCGACCCGCTCCATGCCACGCCATATCCAGCGGTTGTAAAAATGAACTTATTCAGACCAGACCATGTAATACCATCATAGGAATACGCCATGGTGTTAGCCCCTCCACCTCCCACCGCAACCCACATCAGACCATTCCAGGCAACGCCTCGTCCATTAACAAACATCGAATTGCCTGCTCCAAGCCAATTAATACCGTCATTGGAATAAAGGATGGAATTGGCTCCACTGCCGCCCACCGCCACGATTCGATTCGCAGGGAAGGTGATGGAGTGGGGGCGGGCGTTGTTAAAGGAGAGTGTATCTATTTGGCCGAAAAAAAGGGCGGAAGAACGACTTATCCAATCGAGACCATTAATGGAGTATAAGAAGGAAAAAACAGCAGTACGGGTCCCACTATTAGTAGCCTTATTAATAGTTCCAATCCATTTTGTTCCATTCCATGCTACCGAATCAACATATGCCTTATTACCAGAAGCATCGGGAGGATAGTAATTTAGTCCAGTACTTACATTAAACCAATTAAATGAATTAACAGAATATAACATAATCTGAGTTTTACAGCCTGTAGCTCCTTGCCAATTATGGCCACCTCCAATGAATTTGATTCCGTCCCAGGCGACGGTATATCCAGGGCTAAAACTTGGATTGACAGCAATAGCATTCCAATTGATACCATCGGTGGAGGATGCGATGTTGTTATTTAAACTAGCACAATTCGCATTACTTCCACCAACCACCACCCATCGTAGTCCATTCCAGGCAATCGCATTGACATTGTTAGACTCTGAAAATAATCCGCCACCTGACGCGGTCCATGTAATACCATCATAGGAATACGCCAATGGATAACTACTCGGCGGTGAAGCTAAATTACCCAACCCACCTGCAACCCATATTAGTCCATTCCATGCAACATCATATCCTTCTATAAACATATTAGTAAATGAACCTACTCCCGTCCAGTGAATGCCATCATAGGAATACGCAATGGTAAAGGTTCCAGAGCCAACTGCCACCCACATGGACCCATTCCAAGCAACACCTTCGCCACTCGTAAAAATGCTGGTCGTGACACCAGTCCATGTAATACCATCATAGGAATAGGCAATGGTAAAGGTTCCATCGCCAACGGCCACCCACATGGAACCATTCCAGGCCATATCTCTACAGTATGATGTGAGTACTGAGTTTCCTAACGCGTCCCAGTTAATTCCATCATTGGAATAAGCAATAACTGGGGCGGATACACCTCCCGCCATCCACCGATTGGGAACGGAGGGACCAAACGTATAGACTTGTTGAGCAGTAGTATTTCTATAATATGGTACAGGGTCCACTGGTTCCAGTGTAATAAAACTATCCAATTTCGCCGCCACTCCACTCGTTTTCACGGTGGTCGGTTTATCGTACACAATGGTATCCTTCTTCAGTGTCAGACCAGTGACTGGTTGATTGACCACATCGACGGTTTCCGTGTTCTCCAGTGTGGGAACCGGTCCAAAGATCACTTCCTTCGTACCGAAATCGTAGTACAACATATTGGAAGTACTGGCCGAACCGCGAATGGGGTTAATATAACAACTGCCCTGTGTGACCGAGTTCTGAGCAAGGCCCGACGCATTCAGAATGATGCTATTGTTGTGCTGACTGGAAACGCCTGCCAAGTAGCCAATCGCAATCGCATTCGCGCCCTGGGTACTTTGTCCCGCCTGACTGCCAAGTGCCACCGCAAACGCACCCTGAGACGTCGAGCCCGCGTTGCTGCCGAGATGGATCTGGGTCGAACCGACCTGCCAGGAGGGCGGTGAGAGTTGATTGTCCCAGAACAGGTAGTCGGACCAACTCGATGCGGGCGGTCCTGCTAGCGTACTAAAATTGCCCACCAAAGAACTGACCACATTGCTATAAATCGAGCTCGCAATGATAGTAGATGCCCCCAAACTACTCACCGTCACGCTTGAAATCACAAGGGCATCCGTAGGAACCAGACAACCACCCGTCGAAGTAATCAGTAGGCGATTGCTTGAAACAGGAACATCGTACTGTTGTGACACATACGTGTTGTTAATCGAACTGTTCAAATACGTCCGTATAATCAACGGCCCGCTATTGATAGCAGTAATACCAGGCGAACTCATCTATCTAACGGCGGAGAATCAAATTACCATTGGATTCTCCACGGACTCCCCGCCCTCCGCTTTCGGACACTTACCGTCTCTTTTGTTTGCGCTGCGTGTTCCGATTCTGATTCTTGTGCTTCCGTGTCTTCTTTCGATACTTCCGTGTACCACCAGTCGTCGCCGATTTGTTCTTATTTGCCTTCGCGACCACGTCTATACCATACTTCGTCTTCAAATAGTCCTCCACATCAAATCCATTACCATCCAACTCCTCTTTGAATTCCGTCATTGCCGTGGTAATGTCCCAACGTTTTTCGTAGTTATCATCCATCATAGACGGAATCATCGTATCCAATACAAAGTTACGAATACGATTGAATGTGGCATATTCCCCTGGGGCAAAGGGCTTACCACCTACACTTTTCTCCGTGATATCCGCCCACGTCCAGTCAAACAGGTCATCGATGGCATAGGCAAATCCATAGGAATCAATGGTCTCCTTTGCTATCTCAAACAATGACTTTCTGGCGGCATCAATCTCTGCCAGGGACGCCCACTTAGGCGGATAGCCTTTTCGGAACGCGGTAATAGCCGCGGCAGCCGCATCTTCGTCGTACTTATAATTAGATTCTAATTTCTTAGTAGCAGTATATATGTTCCTAGTATTTTCCTCATTAAGGGATAGATACCGCATCATACTATTATTCTCGTAGCGCCCCCAGATAAATAGGCATTCGGGTGGTTGATTGATGAAGAATTGGGGATACCTCTTAAAGAATTCATCAAAGGGCATCAGCCAATCAAAATCAATGATGGTCATATTGCCCGTGTTCAGGTCGATGAGTAGATTGGTATGACGAATGTCACCATGAATGTGTTTCGCCTCGCGTATGGATTGTATGACGTCCATACATTTATAGAGTTGCGCGCATACCTCTCGAAACGGCAATGTACGAAACCGATGAATTTGCCCCTCCTCGTTTATGAGAATATCATCCACCGAGGTGCCCAGATTGGGCAGACGAAGCATGGGCACGACGGTATCGTTTTCATAGCCTTTAAGAAAGGTCTTTACTTTGTTCCGATTTTCCTCGTTTGAAAGATACGTATTTAGATTTTTCAGGGTATACGTGCGCTGATATTCGTGTACCGCCACATTACCTTTGGGAACTTTCTCCTTCAGAACATTACTGTTCGTCATGGCCTTATTATAATTAACCTTGTTCCTGAACATTTTAGTCACATTTCTAGGGTAATGAATATTTTTACCCGAGGCATTTCGATTCGGCAGCGCAGGTCCGACGACAATACCAAAGGCGCCTTCACCCAAGACCTTTCGTTCAGGGACATTCTCATTCGCCGAAGCGGGCTGACTCATTCTACTATCTTTCCACATTTTCCTCCCCCCGCCATCCAAGCCGACACCTCGTGTATGACTACCTAAATCTTAATTATCCGGAACAATAACAGGATGCCAGCAGGAGGTGGATTATTACAACTTGTAGCAACAGGAAAACAAGACCTTTTCCTCACGGGGAATCCCCAGGTGAGTTTTTTCAAAATGGTGTATCGTCGCCACACGAACTTCGCGATGGAGGCCCAGCCGATGTACTTCGACGGAACCCCGAACTTCGGTCAGCGCATCACCTGTCTGATTCCGCGCCGCGGTGACCTCCTCGGCCGTGTGTACCTCGACGTCACCCTCCCCCGCATCTATGACTCAAGCGGCGTTCCCCTTTCCTACACAAACTCCGTCGGCCACGCCCTCATTCAAGAGATTACCTTTGAAGTCGGTGAGCAGGAGATTGACCGCCAGACAGGTGAATGGATGGAAATCTGGACGCAGCTGACGACCCCCGCAGGCCAGCGTGATGCCCTGAACGAGATGATTGGCCGTTTCGAGCCCTATGTTCCGCCCGACCTGACACCAGGCCCAAATTCCGAGGGTCTGCGTCTTCTGATTCCGCTCCAGTTCTATTTCTGCCGCAATCCAGGCCTCTATCTCCCGCTTCTGGCCCTTCAGTACCACCCCGTTCGTATCAACATTACGCTCCGTCCTCTCCAACAGCTGTTCTGGATTGCCCCGCCGCCTCCGCCGTTTGAGCAAACGGATTGGAAGCCCGCTTGTCAGGTGAGTGTGGACTGTACGTCGCAGATTGTGAACATGATGTTGTGGGGCGACTATGTCTATCTGGACGTCGAGGAACGCCGCATGTTCGTGAGTAACTCCCATGAGTACCTGATTGAGCAGGTTCAGTACACGCCGCCCTATCCGCTGACGGCGAATCAGACCACCGCCACCATTTCGGTGGAGTTCAATCACCCGATCAAGGAGTTCATGTTTGTGGCCCAGCGTGACGAGATGATTAATCGCAACGAGTGGTTTAATTACAGTAATCTCGCCATTAGCGAGCCCATCTCTCCCTATGTTCAGCAGTTCATGAACTCGAATGCCCCCGCAAAACGCATGGACCTCATCGCATCGGCCAAGTTACAGCTCGATGGATATGACCGTTTTGCGGCGCGACTCCCGCAGTATTTCCGATTACAACAGCCGTATGAACATCACGTCACCACTCCGGTCCAGTCGTTCATCTATAATTACTGTTTCGCCCTCAGGCCCGAGGATGTTCAGCCGACGGGTACCATGAATGCCAGTCGCATTGACAGCATTGTCTGGCAGATTCAAATGAACCCCGTGCTGAGCAACCCCATGGTCGCGCCTTGGCAGCAGCGTGGCAATTGCCGCATCGTCGTATACGGTCACAATTACAACATTTTCCGTGTCATTAATGGCTTCGGTGGTTTACTGTTTACCATCTAATTGTCTCAACGCCCACCCCTCTTTTGACTCGATATACGCTGTATTGGATTCGCGTGGAATGAAATACAACGTAAAAAAGTCCCAGTAAACAGTAATGAGCTCGAGTGTCTCTCAACTAGATTATTGGACAGGTGACTCCAGTAGCTTTAGAGACCGCCTACAATCACAGGGCGGCGAGGGTGCCGCCTTCTTGTCCTACAACGTCTTTCTGGGTCTCTCGGTGCTGGGCGGATTCCTTGCCCTCGACCATCTCTACTTACGTTCGCCACTGACATTTGTAGCCAAACTGATTGTCAATATGATGTTTCTAGGTGTCTGGTGGTTATACGATGCCTCGCAGGCAGTCTTCAATACGGATGTGGTGAAGGTCTATGGTCTGAGTGTCCCAGGCCTGGGTCCGAAGGGCATTGGTGCGGGCGTGCTGGCGAAGGAGGTGCCAGACAAGAAGCATATGAGCTTCTTCTATTATGCGGTGGCCCTGATGTTTGGAGGCATGTTCGGCCTCGATTCCTTCTTGGTAGGGGACCAGCAATCAGGGTTCATCCGTCTGATCTGTACCATTACCGTTATCTTCTCCTTCGTTTCCGTTTTCTGGTGGTTCTACAACGCGGGCCGATTCCTCTTTAAGACGAGGGACGTGACGGACCAGTATGCGGACTACTTTGGCGCGCCGTCGACAGGCTATATGGCGGCGATTGGAAGCACGTTATTATCCTGGTTCCCGTTCCTGGACGGTTTCATTGGCCCGACAATTCATGCGGCGGCTTCGACGGCGGCTGCGGGGTTAAAAACGATAGACGACGGTCTCATATTTGGCAAAACGGTGGTAGGTGAGACGGCAGGTGTGGTTAAAAAGGGGTTTGACACCGCAGGGGAGATAGCGAAGGCAGCCACATCCGCTCTTCAGTTAGGGCCACAGAGCGCCGCACTCAGTGACAAAGTGACACAGCCAGCGGTCCAGCAGGTATTAAAGGCACAGGAACAAGCGAAGAAGGCACTGGCGGCGGCAAAGGAAGAAGCGACGAAGGCACTGAGGGCACGGGGCATGATGAAAGGTGGAGCAGACGCAGTAGCAGACACAGTAGCGGGAGGAGCGGTAGCAGCAGTAGCAGCAGTAGCAGACGCAGGAGGAATCCTCCCCTACGTCTTTGTGGGCACGATTGGACTGATTGCCGTGTCTGGAATGGTCGTATCCTTCCTACGATCTAGGCAGAATGGCAGCCCACGGAAAGATGACGCCCCTCCCGAGCCAGGAGTTCTTCGAAAGCCTGATCAAGAAAAATCCTCCCGTTCCGCATGACCCCATCGTGGTCCTGAAGTTCGGGGCTACTTGGTGTGGCCCATGTAAGAGAATCAACATGGACATGCTACTTGGCCTAAGTGACAAAATTAAGTGGTATGAATGCGACATTGACGAGAATGATTATACGGCGGGATACTGTGGCGTCCGTTCCATTCCAGCCTTCCTAGCGATTGTGAATGGTAACCCGCAGCCGCTCTTTGTGTCATCCGATACGATGAAGGTTGCGGAGTGGATCAAGGGCGGTTTTAAGCAGTAATACGGTTTACAATATCATATGTATTAATAAATCATGAATAACATATTGAGAATGCGATTCATAGTTTATGATATAGAACATGATAGATGAAGTATCTCTTCATCGGCCTATTTTATAGGATATAGTAGAATGAATACGACGCGCAAAAAGAGAACAGGGTATTATAATGTTTTAATTAATTTGAATGAACCCGCGTATTCTGATACAGCTATGCCCATTACAACAGAGAATGACATCTATCCCACTCCTGCCACGGACACAGAGATGAAGGAGTATAGAAAGGATATGATGAATGCGATTGCGAAAAACATCCGAGAGGCGAATAATACAATGAATAATAAGAAACGTTTGGCAGAAACGCGTCGGCAACGTAAAATTCAAAAAAAAAAAGAGCGGCGTGAAGAGACGATTCGTCGTGCGCAACAACGTAATCGTTGGTCAAAGGGAACGCCAGAGGAACTCCCTAGGCAGTATACGGACCTATTGGAGGGAAAATTAGTGGAATTCTTTCGTTCAGGTTACGAGACATATTGGAACAATGGGCAATCCGAGCCAAATCAAGAGCCCATTTTAGCAGTAATACAGGATATTCTTACAAAATATAAATTGATTATTAGCGGTGGTTTTGTACTCAAGAACACGGGCCTATCGGATGCGAAGGAGCTTTCAAAACCGTCGATTGACATTGATATCTATGTACCACATCGGATACCCATTCAATACCCCGAATTTTATAAAATAATGGCAAAATTATTTAATTGTGATAAAGATGCGGAGGGAAGCTGGGTCGTGGACCGATTTTATGCCAGCAAAGGAGCAAAGGGGTCATTTTTTAAGAAGAATCACATCTATTCGGTCTACAAACACAAACGAACCGTTGGTGGTATGGTTGCAGAAATGGATGTAGTACGAGCAGACCCAATCACAACCCCAAAAAATATTGTTAAGAACTTTGACTTATCTGTTTGTATGAATTGGTATGATGGTACTACAATTTATGCGATGGACCCCCCTGCTATTTTCCGCCAGGATACAGGATATCTGAATTATAGTTACATTCCATTATTACTTGGAGGAAAAACAAACAAAGGGACAATAGAACGACCCAGGGCACCAACGCGCGATCGTGTATTGAAGTATCTATTGCGAGGATATCGTATCAGTTATATAGATCCGAAGACGGGTAATACGATTGAATTAACAGCTGGGCAATTCCTGGATGCCATTTCGCGACTTCCAAACAACAAGAGAGAACTGTATTTCCAGTCTCACCCTGAAAATCGTATTCGATATGATACAATCTATCCGCCGCCGCAATCAGAATCATTAGAACCATTAGAACCATTAGAACCATTAGAACCATTACCAACATTACACGAAAATAATAAAAATACATAAATACTTATACATAATAGGCCATTCTATTCAATATAAGTACTACATTTACCATGTATGTAACCCTAGGATGATATCCCTCCAACGTCACTCTCTGTTATATTCAACCCTTGAAACTGTTCGTCAAGCGTGACTTCGCCTTCCCCCTCGCCCTCTACTGCGACGGATTCCACGCGATAACAGAAGGGATAATATAGCACGCAACTCTGTGCCAATTCGCGGAACACTTCGCAATCCGCCTGGTGGTCTATCGTAAATGGTCGAGTCAAGAGGGATGCCACGTACGTCGCATAGGCAGGCAGGTGCTCCGCCACAAGGGGAATGGCCACGAAGTGGGTAATCAGCGCCCGATTCAGTGTGAATCCTGTGTCATGGAGCAGCAAACAGGCCTCGCGTACATGAGGAACGTCACCGCACGTCTCGATCAACTCCTTATACGAACCAAGAATCTCCTGAATCTCTTTGACGGAGCGGTAGTGGAGGAGATTACGCTCGGATTTCTGGCCGTGTGCGACGGCATGGAAGAGTTCCTCCTGGCGGCTCACCAGGGAGCGATGGCCGACGAGGGTCATGCCCTTGGAGCGGCGTTTGATGACGCAGCCAGGGCGCGCACGAATGGCTTTCATGAATGCGGTCATGGTTACAACCTTCTGTCCAGTCCAACCAGACGCGGTAAGATACTCCTGATAGGCTTCGGACATGAGGATATCATTCTCCGCGGATGGTTCGAGGTACCAATCCGCAAAGAGGCCGAGCCATGCGATGGGTGTGAGTTCCACGTCAACAGAAGGCACGCTCTCCACCACTTCGTTTTCAAGAGCAGTGGCACTAGGAGCAGGAGTCACAGGAGTCACAGGAGTCACAGGAGTCACAGAAGCCAAAGGTTCCATAGAATACAATTGATAGTTACGCAGCGTATCAATCCTATTCACCGCATCCGTATAGCGATTCTTCTGGACCATCGTCCTAAACCATGAATGAAGGACAGAAGGAGACACCGAAGTGGGAACGATACGAGAGGGAGTGACCTGTAGTTCGAGGAAGGTAGAGAGGAAGGAACGGTCAATGAAATCCACAAACACAAGTCCCTTGTCTAAAGGAGCAGACACAGTCGCAGTAGCGACGGAGCCCTCCTCTTTGGTAAGGAGAGTCATGGGACCAGAAGGGTCCTTCGACGAAAACGAATACCAGACATCAAAGTCCTGGAAGCAAATCGCCGCCATCGAATGGAACGAAGAGGGCGACGTACCGATGCCGTGCTGGAGAGTAAGAGAACCATTTTCCAGTACAGGCCAGGAGACCTTCTCGCCCATCATCACGCCCAGTAGCAACAAGGTTTCCACAAACTGCCGCTCGTCGGACACGCAAAAGACCTCTCCCGTGTATTCCAGACAGATGCCATATTCTTTCATACGTGGTAACATCAACCCCATGTCATCAAATAACGGGCGATGAACCGCGCGGTCCTTGTACCAATATAACACAAGGGTCTGAGGGTCCGTGGCGTAGACCATCGTAAACAAATGGAAGTACCATTCCTCTTGTTCCGTCGATTCCTTCTCCATGATTACCCTACTATCCCATACTGTTCTTTAGACTGCGGGTCACACATTACTCAAAGAAGTAGCACCAGCGATGCTTGTGTTCTGCGTATTGAACACACCGATGTGGCCGCATTCGTGTATGTAGATAAGGGACGGCCACCGCGCAGCGGTGCTTGTTTTTCCGCAGTTCCCCAATAAAGAATTCGACGAAGGGGCCCGTGGTGCGTTGGCGCTCAGGGTGCCACTGGACGCCATAGATGGGGTAGTACTTGGCCTCAATGGCATCCACGTACTCTTTTCCGTGCTCGTCCACCGCCGTTGCCAAAATGTCATAGAAGCGACTCAGGTGGAGATTGTCCATGAAATCCTGTGGAGAAATGCCATACTCGTGGTTATTGGATGTCGAGTTGTTGTGTTCCAGGTAATACAAATAGCGTTTCGAGAACGAGCCGAATAGTCGAGAGGCACGACCCTCGCGGGTCAGATGAAGAGGCGTCATCGAGTGGGCAGGATACCGTTTTAACTTCGTGAATCCGCCAATCAAAAACATGAGTATCTGGAATCCGAAGCACGTGCCCCAAATAGGAAAGTATTCTCCTTGCTGAAAGGACAATTCAAAGAACCGCGTGACACAATCCACAAAGGTTCGATTTCGCATAATGTAGGTCGTTTCCCCGCCAGGAATGAAGAGGCCGTTTACTTGTTGAAAGTAGGCCTCGTGGTCCTTGGTATCGTAAGGAATAGGAATCACACGTACGCCACGTTCTTCGAACCAATCCACGAAGGGTTTCATGATATGGGTGGTGCCATATTTGGTTTTCTTGGAGTGAGGGATGGTTAGGATGCCGACACAGAGTGTATCATGCTTTTTACTGGTTCGATGCCGTACAGGGTTCATATATGGGCCGACCTACTATACAACAGGCCTTTTTGCGCACTTTTGATGATGTTAGCCACACGAAGCACTTTTAGAAAAAGTGCGCAAAAGCGAAATAACGAGATTAAAAGTGCGCGCGTAGCGCGTTTTTGCGCGCTTTTTTTGAAAAAGCGCTAGTTGGCAAACAGCAGCCGCCCCCGTCCCTCGCGAATCTCGTACGTGGCCCATCCTTCGGTAAAGACGCGGAACTCGGAACGGCGTTGTCCCAGCATGACATTGAAATTCACATTCGCCAATTCCATATACAGCGTCGGCCGATAGGCGGTGGACAGGTTAATGGTTCCCTCGGGCTGTCGAGGCGCGGGATACACGGTCCCGTATTGTTCACCGATGTTCCATTTCATTTCACCGATTCCCTTTCCACTGGCTCGTTCGTCCTTGGCCAAGGGGCTCAGTTCCTGCCAGACAAAGGGTTCGTGGAGATTTTCGCGGTCACGGCCCGCAATGACCAGTTTCATCGTATAGTAAAAACTGCCATAGGGTTCGGTCAAGGGTTGTGTATCCGACGGTACATGGGTATCGAAGTAGTCATTGAAGAAATCATCCAGCCGATTCCTATCCAGTGTATTTTGGGTGCGGAAGAACCAGAAGATGCGTTCGGTGGGATGGCGTCCGTCAATCCACTTGGTTACCGCTGCGCGACCACCCTTGTCCAATGGAATATAGTCAAGTTCACCGAAGGTAAAGTTGTTTTCAAACTGGCGACGGAAGGGAATCTGAATCGCGGCATTACGCAGCTCTTGTTGAACACGGGGAGGCACGTAGTGCTGAATGGTGGACAAGAGAATCGTCGGTTGACCGACATCTGCCAACGCCTTGGGAGCGAATTCGACGAGTGCCCCGTTCTCTCCCGTGTACTCAAATTGGGGCACATTCCAGGGCGCAGGCTTGAAGACAGTGGGGTCGCTACAGACGACGAGGTCTTCGAGGGGGCGAAGGGTGGCCTTGATACGGAGGGTCTGCCAGGGCATGGCAACGAGAGGGAATCCGCTGTCGCCAGGGCACTGCATGCCAGGCAGGGGGATTTTTACCCGTAGGTGACCAGGTGTCGCTCGTAACTGTATTCCGCGCGTAGGATTGGTAACGTCCTCCACGAACCCCGCCACCGTCTGCTGTAAAAAGGCGCTATTGTAGGACCCCTCACTTAACTCCTTCGCGAGCAGTCCGTCCCCGCTCCATTCCTGTATGAGGAACTGGTCCTGGTAGACCTGAATTTTCTCAAAGAGAAAGTACCCTACGTAGTTGACGTAACCATAGGACGCGCCGCTCTCAGAAGCCGTAATGGGATACAGACCATTAATAATACCAGGCTGACAGAGTTGTACGTCCCCTGCCGACCGTGGCAGTGACGGGTACCAGACGGGCAGGTCGATTTCAAAGGCACACTCGGTCATGACATCGCCAAAGGGATTGATTTCGACTTCAAAGGTATTGCCAAATTTGGTTCCGTTGATGGGAACGACCGTTTTCCGCTCGGGTAGGTGATGGGCGGAGGAATCGTATCGCGCATCGTAGGCGAATACGCTATCTTTGGAGTCCTTGACGAAGTAATTATCTTTGACACCACGGGCAACGAGTTCAAAAAGAGCTCCTTGGCCACTGGATGGATTGATGCGGGCCATTCTATCTTAGAAGAATGTATTGTGATTTAAGCCGACAGGCGACTAGAAGCCGACAGGCGACTAGAAGCAGACCCTTCACATCTGAAGCGAAAGCAGGAAGCGGAGAACGGCGGTCAGGAAGCCTGACAGGAGCGAGATACCGAGTGCCTCAGGGAAGTTGAAGCGCGTGGTCAGAATAGCGAGGACGGCGAGGGAGGAAACCAATGCCACGCCGAACGCGCCGACCGTCTCGCTAATCAGGACCTCGGCACGGGCCTTGACGGCCATGACCTTGGAGAGAATGAAGTGGGTAATGCCTGCCGTAAAGAGCGAAGCGAAAATCATCACCGTCAGAACACCTGTCCAGTTCAGGCGGTAGGTGAAGGCGGCCAGATAGACGGCGGCGACATTGAGTAGGGTGACGAGCAGGGCCTCGAGGCTGACTTCGTTGGAATCCTTAAGCATGGGTCTACCTACCTGGTACAAAAAAAATAGATTTCATGCCTTTTTAATACCAACTACCATATCGCTCTTCATATTCTTCTTGCGAGGGTCCATGCCAGTAGATGACGGGGAAGTAGGTGATACCAGGCGCATCAAGCGCACAATCGTCGCAGACCATGAGGTCGGTCGCATCGGATCGTCGTTGGAGTTCCTCGGTCGCCTTTAGGGCTCCGCATCCCGAACAAGGGAGAGGAGCACATTCCAACCACCCTTCAGGGGTGCGGCACACGGATTTGTAGCAACATCCTTCAGGGTCCGCACAGGCCCGAGCCAATCCGAGGGATTCTTGAAAGCGTCCGCAATCCCAGCAGGTATGTTCGTCGTAATGATAACGGCAGTAGGAATACTCAATAGAAACAGTATCCACACGGGAACACTGCCGACGGGTCTGTTTGTCGATGACATGGGTACAGGCAAAGTGGGTAAGGTCACGGACGGGCACGCCGAGGGCGTGTTGAACATACGAGTCACACATGTCGTGGGTGTGTTTGTTAACAGTCGAGAGACGAGCAACATCGTCGTACTCCAAGAAGTCCACCATGGTAAGGAAGACATCGATGTAGAGGTTGTCGAGTGGCATGATGGTAATGGGTCGCCTCTCGCCACCCACTCTCTGCCCACCGCGGATTTCAAATTTTTCTCACCACCGTAAAATTTGAAATTCGCCCCGCTAGTAAGAAAAGGTACGCAAGAACAAATAGCCCTGTACCGCACCCATGAAACTCCTTATTATTGAGTCCCCAGGAAAGCAACAGACGATCCAGAAGTACCTTGGCGCCGACTGGCGAGTGGTTGCCTCCCTGGGGCACATTCGCGGTCTAGAACAGTCTTTGGATTTCCTGAACACGGATTTTGAGCCCAAGTATGAATTCCTCAAAGAAAAAGCCAAAGCCATCAAAGAACTCAAAGAACAGGCCAAACAAGCCACAGAAATCTACCTGGCCGCGGACAAGGATTTTGAGGGCGAGCAGATTGCTTATTCGGTCTGCCTTCTTCTTAAACTCAACCCGAAGACGGCGAAGCGTGTCACGTTCACGGAAATCACGCAAAAAGCCATCCAATATGCCATCGAGCATCCAGGTACCATCGATATGGACAAGGTCAATACGCAGAAAACCCGCGCCATTCTGGACATGCTGATTGGTTTCACGATAAGCCCCCTCCTCTGGCGCTACGTAGCCCCGTCGCTATCCGCAGGCAGATGTCAAACCCCCGCGCTGCGCCTCGTGGTGGAACGGGAACAGCAAATCGCCGCCTTCCAGGCCACGTCGACCTGGCACTTGAGCGCCACTTGGGGGCTTAAAGACGGCTTTAAGTTCCCCGCGCACATGGACGAGGAATTGGAGGACGAGGAATCGGCCATGAATTACATGGAGAACATTCATACAACCACTCAGGGCACCGTTGTTGCCAAGAACATTCGTCCCTGGTCTGAAAAGGCACCTGACCCGCTCATGACGAGTACGCTCCAGCAGCAGGCGAGTGCCCTCTTCCATCTGAATCCCAAGAGTACCATGAAAATCGCCCAGCGACTCTATGAGGGGGGTCACATCACGTACATGAGAACAGACCAGGCGGTTCTATCCGAAGACGCCAAAACCGCAGCGAAAGCATGGGTCACCGAGCACTATGGAGAGGAGTTTGTGAAGCAAGAATCCAATGAGCCCGAAAAGAGGGCCGTTAGTAACAAGAAGAAGAAAGCAAAGAAGGAGGGCGAAGAAGACCCAAAGGAACCCAAAGCGCAAGAAGCCCACGAAGCCATTCGGCCCACGCACATGGAGGAAACGGACCTCCCTGAAGCAGGCGATTGGTCCGCCCTCGACCGAAAGGTCTATCGTCTGATTTGGCAGCGAACGATTCAGTCCGTGATGGCCCCCGCAAGAGGCGAAGCCGCTACCGTCAAACTTCAACTCGAACACGACGAAGACTTTACCTGGTCCGCTCACTGGAAACGCACGACCTTTGAGGGGTGGAAACAGGCGGGAAAGGTGGCTTCCATCGATGATAGTGAACAGGAGGGAGAAGAGGGGCAAGAAGAGCAAGGAAGCAGCGAATGGGACCAAGCCATCCACATGGAAGTAGGCGACATCGTCACGTGGCAGACCATGAAAGCCGAGCCGAAAGAAACGAGGGCGCAAGGCCGTTACACGGAGGCCACTCTTGTCCGCGCCCTGGAACAGTTCGGTATTGGGCGTCCATCTACCTTTGCCTCCTTGCTTGCCACGATTCAAGAGAAGGCCTATGTGGAAACGAAGGACATTCCTGCGAAAGAAGTCACGGTCAAGGAATACACGCTGACCCCCCACAAATGGCCCGCCGCTGAGCGAACCTTCCAAAAGAAAGTGGGCGCGGAAAAGAACAAATTGGTCCCCACGGACCTGGGTCGCTCCGTCCTCGCGTTCCTTCTTCAACACTTCCAGGACCTCTTCGACTATGGTTTCACCGCCCACATGGAAAAGCGTCTGGACAAGGTCGCGGAAGGACAGGAGCCATGGAAACAGGTCCTGAAAGACACCTGGCAATCCTACAAAGACCGTTACGAGGACCTCCTCTCCAAACAGTCGTTACAGCCAAAGGAGGGACAACCCAACGCAAAGGTCAAGGAATTCTCCCAGGGCCTGAAGGCGGTCCAATCCAAAAAGGGCCCTCTTCTCTTACTCGAAGGCCCAAACAAAGAAGACACGGTGTTCCTCGGATGGCCGACGGGCGTCGCCTTCCAGGACATGACAGAGGAGAGGGCGAGGGCCTTTCAAGAAGAAGCGACCAAAAAGAAACAGGGCCAGCTAATTGGTGAGTGGAAGGGGCAGCCGATTCAGAAGAAGACGGGCAAATTCGGTGACTACCTCCAATGCGGCGAGACGTCCATTCCCTATCAGCCGAATGAGCCGCTGGAGAAAACCATCGAGCGTCTGGAAGCCAAAGCCACAGGTGGTGCCAACATCCTACAGCAATTCAAAGAGTTCGTCATTCGCCAGGGCCCCTATGGTCCCTATATCATGAAAACCTCCCTCAAAAAGCCCCAATTTGTCTCGTTACCGAAAGGCCTCAATCCCGCAAAGCTCACAGAGAAGGAGGTAGACGCGCTGTACAAGGCGGGGCTGGAGACCAAGAAGTCGTTCCAGAAGAAGCCGTTCAAGAAGGCCTAAACTCTCCTCATCATCTTCTTGTAACGCATGAGTATCCTCCACAAAAAACAAGTCCATCCCATCCTCATCCCTACCACGCGATTTCAGGACCGATTTGGAAATCACGATGCGTATGTGGACATGAATCCGTCCCTTCACATCGAGGAGCAGACGGGAGAGGTTCTTATTTTTGTTCGAACGGTGAATTATCGTAAATATCCCAACAATGCCTACACGGTCTATGAAAACAAGGCACGAACGATTTATGGTACACTACGAGGTACCATGAAAGAGGGCCCACTCCATCTGGACACCTTCCACTTTCAACCCTTGGAGGTCATGTATCAGCGACCGACGTATCCCTCGTGGTGGTCGGGCGTGGAGGACATTCGATTTGTGACAAAAGACACCGTCTTAGCCTGTGTTCCAGAATGTCACCCGCAGGGCACACCCAGTATCTTTCAGGCCACGTTCCACGCATCTACCCCCACCCCCACTCTTACTGCGTTCCAGCCGTGTCAGCCTTCCGCAACTCCTGAGAAGAATTGGATGCCCTATTGGGATGCCTCCAAACAAACCCATAAGGTGATTTACAGTGTATCCCCCTTCCAAATCAAATCGATTCAAGAGGACGACCGAGAGGAAATTCCATTGACCCCCGCACAACAACAGGACCTGAAGGGGTGGCATGGTTCGTCCAATGCCATCGACCTATTTGGTCAAAAGGTCTGTCTCATTCACAAGAATGCAGACCGCGTCTATCATCGATGGGTCTTATTTGACCCCGTGGAGAAGCGGGTCCATGCCTCGAAGCCGTTCGTCTTTTTTCCGCATAGTTATATTGAGTTTGTCTGTTCCCTTGCGCAGTATCAGGGTACCATCTATGTCAGTCTGGGCGTGAATGACAATCGGTCCTTTATCGTCGAAGTGGAGCCAACAGCGATTCTTCCGCTGTTTGATACAACCGCATAAATGCGGAAAAATCCGAAATAAAAAATCCAAGGGGAATAGGGGCACACAGCAAGCATGTCCGAGAAGAAAAGTGAATCATCCAATCCCTCTTCGCCGCCTCCCGCGGGAGCAAGAGAGGGAAAGGAAGAAGAGAAGACAAGAAAGTTTCAGAATGGGTGGATGAAGGAGCAGGAGCGTCTGATGGCGGAATGGAGTGACATTGCGTCGTGTTATCGTTGGTTACACGATAAGTCGGAGAAGATTTTTCATGTAAAAACCCTGTGGATCAATTTACCTGTGATTATCCTCTCTACCCTGGGAGGAACGGCGAACTTCGGTATCCAGTCCCTCTTTGAGAACGATGAAATGGCCAAGAAATACGCCAGTTTCGCGATTGGTGGTATTTCTCTGGTAGCGGGTATGCTCACCACCGTGGGTAACTATTTACGATATGCGCAACTGGAAGAGTCGCATCGTGTAGCCAGTATTACGTGGGGCAAATTCCAGCGACTCATTGCGGTCGAACTCGCGCTCAATCCCAATGACCGAATGGATGCGCTCGATTTCCTGAAGATTTGTCGTACCGAGTTGGATCGCCTCATTGAGCAGTCTCCGCCGATTCCTCCTGAGCCGATTAAGTTGTTTGAGAAGAACTTTGGAACGATTCGCGACTTGAAGAAGCCCGACATCTGCGGTGCGTTGGAGCATACCATTGTGTTCGAGAGTTCCGAGGCGCGTCTAAAGCAGATGGCAGTAGAGGCTGCGCTCATGTTAAAGCGCCGAAAGCAGACGTTGAACGAACTGGTCAGTCCGCAGGTGGAGAAACAGATTGCCAGTCAAGTAGAATCCCGTCTGAATGAGGCCTTGGAGGAGCGCAAGAAGAAGTTGGAGGAGGAGATTGACAAGCGCAGAGAGGAAAACCGAAAGGAGCAGGAGGAGTTGACGCGCGCGGTGGAGGAGCGTAGGCGAAAGATTCAGGAGGAGATTGAGCTGGAAAAGCAGAAGTTGTACCAGGAGCCCGTTGCCCATCAGCAGGCCCTGGATGCGGCACAAACGGCGAAAGCGGGCGGTTCCCAGTTTGAAAGCCGTTTGAATTACCGTCGAAGTAGCTTGGCCACCGCGCGACCGACACCACTACGAACCATGAAGCCCTCTTCCTTCGATACGACAAGGGCCAAGAACACGGTCGTGTATCCGAGTGACATCTCGCCGCGTATTCCACTCACGCCTGTGGTATCGGATACCGAGTCCGACTCGGAACCGAGTATCGTCATTGTAACGAGGCAATAATCCTTCAAAAAATTTGAAATCAAATGCCTGCCGACGAAAAGATGGTCATCCCATTCCATCCTCACTCCTTACCCATCACGAATCACCCCCCCCCCATAAACCAGATGAAGCTCAGCAAGGAAACCGTCATGGACATGATTGAGGAGCAGGTCTCCATTCCCAGTGCGCGGATGAGGCATCGAACCAAACTCCACATCGCAGCGGTCTTAAAGAAGGGCAAGGTCCTCGAGGTCGCCGCCAACAAGGCGGGTTCTCGTTCGAAGGGCTGTGGCTATGATAATTGGACCATTCATGCCGAGCGCGCCGTGCTCAAGAAAATCGGCGACGTCACGAAGTTGGAGGGTGCCACGCTGGTGGTCATTCGGCTGGCAAGGGGTTCGACGGAGATTCTGAATTCCGAGCCATGCCATTCCTGCCGTTGTCACCTCGAGAAATGTATGAAAGAGTATGGCCTCAAGTCCGTGTATTATTCGGTCTGATTATGCCAAGATGTAATAAATCATATTATTTTTTACATCATGGTATAACAACAACTAAACACGACAACAATCTGATTATGAAAGCGGCACAATCATATAGTCTTTGACGAGGTCATAAATGTCCTTCTTGGATTGTTGAACGGTGTCATGTTCCGCGCGAATGGTGTCCGCCGACACCGCATAATGGGTGCTCATACCTCGCTGGCGGTTACGAAGACTGCGTTGAAAGCGAATGTTCTGCTTGTCCAGTTTATAGGGAAGTCCAAGATAGTCCATGTGTTTCAAGATATATTCCTTGGCGCTGTACCGCACGGTACCGTGGGGTGTACAGGAATGGCATCCGTGTGTAAAATTCATTTCGCGTATAGGACCCACTTTGAAGCAGATGGACTTGCTCTCAGGGGCATGATAGACACCATGATGGAGTTGATGAAGATTGATGTCACGAAGGCTGGCATCCTTGCTATCGCCTATTATGTTGTAACCTTTGATGGTCAGAACGGTGGTACCCAGACGGTCTTCTTCTATCAGGTCCTTTTCGTTCACGCAAATCCATTCGTCCATGTCTGCGACAATGACCCATTTCTGAAAGGAGGTTTTCCAACAATCATTACGAAGAATGCCCATTTTGGTCGCATCCATGTGATTGCTCGTGTTGAATCGCTTGATACGGCAACCGTTACGTTGAGCAATCTCTACTGAACCATCTGTACTCATGTTATCAAGAATGGTAATCGAGCATCGTGGAAGGAGCGTGCGATAGTGTCGTATGGTGTCTTCGATAATGCTCGCCTCATTGTAGCACATTAAAAATATATCCACGTTCATCTCTGCGGATGCGTATGTTATATTTCGAATGGATGAACGCGCGTCATGTTACAACATCTATCAATATTGTAAAATGATAATGCGACCGAGGTTGGGATTGAACCAACGACCCGCAAGTTAACAGCTTGCTGCAACTGCCACTGTGCTACTCAGTCCCCACTGAATCCGTAGAGAAGAATCGGCCGATTCAAACGCACCACCACTACTCTTGCCACTGCTCCCCCAAGAGTTACGGCGACGTCACCGCCTTTAAAAGAAAGACGGCTCCTTGACCACGGTATGGTACTGAACATAATACTCATACTTGTCATTGTGAGCGACAGGAACACAACGCCCCGCCCGTGTATGGGCCGAGAGTGTTTGGACCCGCTTCAAGGTCGTATCCTGGCTCAGCAGCATATCACAATAATGAACCAGGTCATCATAGTTCTCAACTACGTCCACGATTTGCTCCACATCCTCCTTGACTCGGTATCGAATAATCACGTACATGGCGTCCGTCTGTGTTATTTACGCCGCCCGTTATTTAGGTTCTTGTCATAGTTGGAATTACGGCAATGGATTCATCCTCGTATTCCTTTAAGAAGCTCCATGAGCGCAACGGTATCACCACGTATTATACGAAACCCTCCAAAATCGACGAATACCAAGACGCCGATGCGGACCAGGTCCTGAAAGACTACAATGACATGCTGGACCATCTGGGGAATCACAAATGGACCTGGATCATCGATGGCGACGGATTCGAAATCAAGTATGCCCTGGAAATGAAGACGGGGCGAGGCATCGCCAGCCTTCTGTCAGGAAAGCACGGACATCATCTTCAGGAAATCAAAGTCATCAATCCCACGCTGTGCATACGGATTCTTCTCAAGGCAGCGATGCCGTTTTTACCAGATACCATCCGAAAGAAGGTGAAGGTTCTTACGGACCGATATTATAGTTTGTTGGAGTTCCTATGAGGAATCAGCCCTTAGAGAGGTAACATCTCGCCATCAATCACATAGGTGCTTTTATTATCCTTGGCCATGTAGCAGAAATCGTAATTAACATGGTCCTCCACGGTCAACGTCACCGCACCTGCCTCTACCGCGTCAGTATACAGCGTACCCAGACGGACTCCTGTTATCATCGCAGGCAGGCCCTTCCATGTGCGGTACTTTCCAAGGCCATAGGATACGATAGAATACACATAATCGGACAGAAATCGACCCTTCTGATGAAGCGGCATATCGGTCACTAACCTTGCATGATACAGTTCCTCCGCTTGGTCCACGCGATAGGTGAAGGTAATGCTTGTCATATCTACTTTCTAATCACATCATGTGTTTAGGCAGAAGTGATGTCGATCGCTACAGCATATATAACAGGATTGTATATGAGGGTTATTGATGTATAACGTATTACATAAAGATATCTATTGTATAAATAAATACATGACATCTTTATTTACGAAAAAAAACAGGAATGGGAGGAATAAGGTAGAGCGACGATTTTTTACAATTGAACGTAAACTTACGGCAGTTGATAATACGTTTATTCAAATTGATGAACGATTCGACCAGATTGATAGACGGTTTGCTCAGGTTGACGAAAGGTTTGACCAGATTGATAGACGGTTTGCTCAGGTTGACGAAAGGTTTGACAAGATAGAAGCAAAAATAGATAATCTAACAACTATGATAAACACTATTATAGTCGATGTCAAAGATATGAAAAAGCGACTTACAGCAATAGAAGAAAGAGTTACAACAATAGAAGGTGACATAGTTGGTATACATAAATACATGAAATTAGAATCAACCTTTAAGGAAAAACGAGATGAGGTATTTATTTCAAAATTATATTTACATAATAATCCTACAAGTACTGTCACTTCAGTTAATATTGGCAACATTTACAACCGCACAGGTCAAGCAATTACAGATGCGGATGGATTTCTGTTTATTACTACTATTCCTCTCATCGTTCCAAAACCATCCAATGAATTGGTGGCAAGAATATCACCCTACGTATCAACCAAGAACTTCCTAAAGAATGAACATATCGTCTATGATGCTACTATGCTACGTAAGGAGTATATTATTATCGAATCGAAACATTCATTATCAAAGGCAAAAATAGATAGTAAACTACGTCAAATAGGATGGATTCGTATCGCATTACAAGATGCGAAAGGTGATGATTGGACAAAGGCACATAGTAATTATCGGATGTTCATAGATAGATTGATACATGGCACTGGATTACCGCGTAGTGACCTCTATCATGACATTAATTTGATTTTTTCATCAGACGATATCACAAATGAACTGTTTGAATATATTACTGCTATTGATGGAGGTATTAGCGAAGAACAGTATAATACACTTACCCTAAACATATTCTTTTCAGACCCTTATATACGCGATATCATAGAACTCATTACAAAAAATAATAAAATCCCTAAACGCAAACGTGATGTATTAACGCAAAAACCGCATAACATAGACCGCGTCCGTGACCTATTTAAGGACCCTGATATTATATCGATTGACGAGGTAAATAAACAAATGTCACATATTCATCCAACTCTTATATCATTTTCCAAGATGGAGCCCCATTTTCTCTCGATGCGTGGAAAACTAGGCGTATCGCAATTCAATACAGTGACTATGCCACAATTGTTCCAAAAAACATCACTAAACAGTATATAACACGTCTCAAAAACATACCTTACAATCCTTAAAGAGGCCAGGAACGAATTGGCATTTCTGGATACACTTGACCTGCTTCTTGGTCAGCGCCTTCTTCGAGCGCTTGATGACGCGCCCTGCCTGGTTCTTAATGGTGACGGACTTGTGGCCCTTGTTGCCGCGGATGCGAACCTCATTGACCTTGGTGCGACCTTCACCGTCGAAGAACTCGGAATGTGTCTGTGTGGAGTGGTATTCGAACATCTCTACCAAACCACGAGTTTAAAAACGCAGAGCCATAGAAGAATAATTGATGGATGGCCAATGAGCATGTAGAAATCAGAATTGTCGATTCGCCGCCGCTAGCACCCCTGCCGACGCCAACACAACGTATGAAGCGCATTCCGTCGTTGAATCATGTGTCCTCGTGGTCTCCAGACGAAGAAAACAAGTCCCCATTGTTACAGGAGGAGAAACACAATTACACGACGGAGTACGCACTCGTAGACCGCATCGTCATTAGTTATCGCAAACATGAAAAGCGCCTCGTTCACAACCTATTAAAACTCCTACTTCATATTCAGTTCATCTCGGTATTCGAATCCCTCTTCTTTTTCTTCTACGTTTCCTCCTTAGAGGACAATGGAATTGAGACAACGGTCAATACGTTTATTAATGGAGCGGTGGGAACCTGTCAGAACATGACTGCGCCGCAAATCGAGTTCATCAATCTCTATCTGGGTCCGTATGTGAATCGGACGGAAATCACGTGGGAAGCGAGTCAGCATGTCGCGGAGCGAACGGTGTGGAATACACATATTATGAATCAATCGTGGTTCTATGTGGGAGGTCTGACGGGCGCATTTCTACTCCTTGTCGCCTACGCCAGGCTGCGAAAAATCGAACTGGAATGGAATGCGATTTCCGTGGAGAACCTACTCATGGTCAGCCTCCTGGCCGTGTACGAAATCGTCTTCTTTAATACCATTATTTTCCATTATAAACCGATTACGTCCTCGGAAATAAGTAGGAATGCGTTGGATAAATTACATGATTCATGTGGGCTGTTTTGAAGCGGAGCGACGGGCGAAGGGGTAAGCGGAGCGAATGTGACGCGGTAAGGGAACACGAAAGGGGCTTAAAGACCGATAGAGGAGATAGATTGTGGAGGAGGCGAAGGCCTCTGACACGGGATGCGTATCTGGCGAAACCTGGCAGACGCGATCCGCTTAAGACGGATTGGACGAGAGTCCGTGCAGGTTCAATTCCTGCGATACGCAATAGAATCATTTTCAAATCTTCGATACAAGATTGAGAATGATTCTAAACAAAACGTTTAGAATCAGAAAGGGGTTATAGCTCAGCAGTGGAGTGCCGTCTTTGGGAGACGGAGGTCAAGGGTGCGACTCCCTTTAACCCCCAGTTATCATTTTTAAGACATTCCAAAATGACTTAAAAATGGTACACGATTAAAAAGATAGAAATGGGATTTATCTACAAAATTACAAATAAAATCACTCAAAAGTGCTATATAGGAGAAACGACAGCAGATGACCCTCAAAAGCGATGGAATGCCCATATTCAAACAATGAAGAGTAACAAGGGCTGTCCTGCGCTCAAGGATGCGATGAAAAAGTATGGTGTTGAAAACTTCAAGTTCGAGGTAATTATCATTTGTTTTGACGAAGACGTGTATCGCTATGAACAGGAATACATTCAAAAGTACAATTCAATTGTCCCCAATGGATACAATATTCTGGCAGGCGGTCAATGTGGCGGCGGTTTCAAAGGAAAGACACATACCCCTGAGGCCATCGCAAAAATGATGGAATCATGTCGAAAGTTTCGTGAGGCCAATCCGAATCATTTTGAAACCTATCGTGAAAAACTTCGCAAGTCAATGGAAAAGGTCAATTTATCAGAAGCAATAAATAAATCTGAACGGTTTCAACAGGCAAAAAAAGAAGGCAGACTTGGCACAAGGTCTCATAAAAAAATAAACGAAGACGGAACCATGGCCGATGAGACACGGCAGAAAATTAGAGAAAGTGTACTTCGTTATTATCATGAAAATAAACAAAACAAATCCATCCCTGCTCGGTTTATTGACCCACAAAAGCATAAAGAAGCTGTCATCAAGGCTCTTGGTAAACCAATTGACCAGTTTACAAAGGAAGGTGAGTTTATAGCAAGTCATATAACCACTACAGAGGCGGCAAAAACAACAAAAGTAAAGATAAAAAACATTTCAAATGCCCTCCGTCGTTCTAACGCCACCGCAGGCGGTTTCATCTGGCGCTACGCCCCAAAACCAACCTAAAGACCGCCCGCCACCTCTAACTTGTAGAGGACCCTTCTCTACCGACTCAGGTAAGCACAATATTGGGAGCCATTGAATTGGCTCCCATAGCTGTGTGTATATCACGACAGCCCCGCTATTGTAGCACAGTGGCAGTGCATCTCTCTTGTAAAGAGAAGGTCGTCGGTTCAATTCCGACCAGTAGCAATTCCAGCAGTTATTATGGGTCATTACTAGTGCCCTCTATTCGCTGCTTTTTTTCAGCGACCCCATTCGCGTCCTGCTCTCCGCGCATGGGGTTGTGTCTAACGCAGAGCACTGTTTATAGTTTGTTTTAGAAGGCACACATGAAGGAAACACATTTGTTTATACCAACTGTATAGGGGAAACACAGGAGTCTCGTTACAGACTCCTGCCAGCCCTATGGCGCAATGGTAGCGTATTCCCCTTCTATCCCAGGAAGAAAAGGGAAAGGTTGAGGGTTCGAGCCCCTCTAGGGCTACTGGAGTATTCTGGAGGCCATCGCATGGTCTCCACATATCTCCAACACAGGGGATACAATAGCGATTTGTTACCGCGATAAGCGTGCGATAAGCGCGATAGGCTCAAAGGTCCGTCGATCGAAACGACCTCCAGCCCAGAGGGCTGGGGCAAGCTCTGCGTTTTCGCAGAGACGACGAATCGCTATTCACATGTTATTAGGAGTGGTATGGTACCCTTCCTAAAAGCATGTAACAACCATAAGGGCATAAAGTGAGTCTAAAGGAAGCAAGTAATCTTCCCAACAAAGGTAGAGAATGGGATGCGGCTGTGGTAAAAAGAATGCAGCAGCGGGCGCTACGGTCCATTTTATGGGCCGTGACGGAAAATCGCAGGCAGACCCCGCGGATTGGGGCCCGATTCTATGGAAGTATGTCCATTGTATGGCGGAAAAGAGCGGCCACTCGAATAACAAGGTGACGGATGCGGACCAGGCCAATTGTCTGGATACGCTACTGAGCACCCTTCATCTGATTCTTCCGTGTACGGAATGTCAGGCGCACGCGGCAGGCTATGTTGCTGCGCATCCTGTCCCGTCGCTGAAGGAGTTACATGGAGAGGCGCTGCGCACTACTGCCCGCAATTGGCTGTTCCATTTCCACAATCATGTTCGCGCCACGAAGGGGCAGCCGATTCTCCTTCAGACTCCAGAGGAATGTTCGGCCGCGTATGCGAGCTGTTTTGTGCCGAAATGCGAGCACACGGCGTTCACGCAGAGCGTAGCCTATGCGGTTCGTCAGGGTTGGGTTCGTATTGAACACTGGCGAAAGTGGTATAGCATGTCAGAGAAGGCTCGACTTCTATTGGGTAATATTGTCGTCTAATGAATATAAACATAACGTAATGGAAATATTAAATATTCTGTTTACATTATGGCTTCTGAACGAGCGACGCAGGATAGGCAACAATGTTCACGCTGTTCTTGTTCACTACGTAGCGATGGTCCTCAAGGGCGCCAGCAGTCAACTTGGTGAAATAGAATCGTGAGCCCGCGACACCCGTCATGATTTCCTCGGGCAGCGCAGGGTGGAATACATTACCGCCACCATAGGCATGATACCGCGGTTCCTTCACAAACCCTTCCTTCAATCCCTCTTCCCAATGCGAATAGGAAGTGCCTGAGCCAAAACTGTTTTCAACAGGAATACGCTGGACCGAGCCACCCACGACCTCGCGATACGCCTGAACGGCGCGACTCTTCGAGGCATCCCCGTTAGGGCCCACATACCACGTTCGGGTCGAATCCAGGAACTGGTTCCATCCCACGTTTTTATACACGGTGCTGATGGACGCAATACCGAGACCGTGGAGCATCTCGTGAATCATGACAGGAATCAGTTTGGGCGCGGCCGTATTATTAAATTGAACCATGGATAACAGCGAATTCTTGTTCAGCGCATTCGTATTGAGAACAATGGATTGGCGAAGTGGAACGGCAGGAGTCACCGCCACATCGGCGATAGTGGGGCGGGCGCTGGCGAGGATGCCTGCAGAAAGGGCCTTTAGTTCCACATCAACGAGCATATCAAATGCCATGCTAATGGATTTCGAGCGACGTCCGTGCGAACGAACCAGAATGGTTTCGAGGAACATCTTGCTGATGGTAATCAGATTCTGAACCTCCGCGGATGGTGCTCCCTTGACGTAGTTGATTCCAATGCGATAGGGATTGGCGCTTTCTGCGGGCGCCACCCAGGAAGGAGGAACCACGAAGGGCGCAACAATGCTAGACGCCGCTCGAGCCACGAGTCACGCCGACCCCGTCTGGATGTCCCAGGACTCCTGAATAGCAATGTCGACTTCACGAGCAACCTCCTTAGAGGCCTCGTTAGCCGATTCGCAGTGAATACCGCCATAGAGACGGGAGATACCAGCGGAATCCGCCATTTCCTCCCAGGTATCAAAGGACAATGTGATGTTGTTGCTGGGCACAACGCCAGGCTCAATCTGAGACCGACCTGATAGAACAGTGAAATCGCCATACGTCGCCTCGGTGCTGGCGGCGAACAACGGGCTCAGGAAGGTCTGCTTGTCGTAGAAGGTCGCCGCCTTCTGAATGGTCTCGCCAAACCACTTCTTCATGGTAAGGGCGAAGGCCATAGAGAAGTTACTGTGACCCGAAGTGAAGTCGCCAAATGGTGGTGTGACGAAGTTAGCCTCCTGGTACGGGATCCACTGAGCGCCATCCACCTTACCATTCCAGGAATCAATCTCTTGGCCCTCGAAGCGACGACGAATCTCCTGGATGGGACGGTCCTCCATAATCTTGAGCTTGATACCCCAGGTCACACGTCCACCCTCGAAAAGATGGATAGCCAAATCCTGTAATGAATACATGACATCGTCACAGGAGACGTCCGTGAGCACACGCATATACTCCTTCCACATCCAGATAAACATGAGCGGCGGCGACACGGTGCCAGGACCACCTGCCCAGAATTCGGCAATAATCTTCTCTTTGTTGGTCAGGCCAGCAGCAATCTCCTTTACCTCATCGACCTCCGCATCACGGGCCGCACCCGTCAAAGGCGACACCGAATCCACAATGGTTTGTTGTACTTGAGGCGTGAGGCAGGTCGTCAACACATCCATCCAGTTACAAGTCAGATATTTCTGCTTCTTACCAAGGACGGTCAGAGGCGTCCAATCCTGGGGCTCAGGGAATCCATCGATGTTCGTAACCGTCTGGCCATCGACGACAATGGTTTTGTCGATATTCGCGCATTGCGCGATGTTCGGCTGCTGGGTAGACGCCGTCGCGGAGCCATCACCATCGCGGTACTGCTTCCAATCCACCCACTTACCCTTCCAGGTATTCCAATCGCCCTTCTGCTTGACACCCGCCTCGGCTTGGGGTGAACGTTTGTAGATGGACGTGTAAGGGCCTGGAACAAACGAGGGAGTAATCTCGTCGATGACCATGCTGAGCCAGAGGACGGCCTCGTTCTTGGTCAGGGCGTCAGGAATCTTATTGTCGTCCCAATTCCAGTTGTCCTTGGTGCCAGCAATGCGCTGCTCGGACGTAATCCAGTTCCACGCGCCCACAACGGAGCAAATCCAGACGTACATAAAACGGGAGCCGCGAGTCGGTCCGAGACCCGCCGAGGCCACGTATTGCATTACGCGGTCCAATCCTTCGTTGATGATGTATTTCAGGGATGGTTCAGGAGCGACGGGTACAGCCGAGCCCTCCAGAATGGCCGTCAGACTCTTGGGCGGCGCAAGGACGTAGTTGGAGGTGGAGACGGGCGGGCCCTGTCCTCCCTGATTCTCGGCAACGATGGTAAAGGTGTAGGGCTGGAACTCATCCAGATCCGTGAAACGGTAGGTCGTCTGCGCGGTGGTCACAGTTTTCTGCGCCACACCGAGGATGGAAGGCGTCACTTTGTAGACGAATGGGCCATCGCCCGTTGTCGGAGCATTCCAGGAAAGGATAACGGAACCAATGGTAATCACAATGTTGGAGACAGGGCCAGGAACCACGCCAACATAGGGCGGAACCGTAGCAGCCGCATTCGCTTCAGGGCACGGGCATCCAGGACTCACAGCGTAGCAGGCATCATGACGGGTGATTTGTGTCATGTGACCCGTCTT